GCCGCATGGACGCATCGTGCACATCCTTAGTGACGGCGGGGTCAGTTGGTGTATAGTCTGCCCTCGCCCGTTCCCATGACTCAAGTGTGGCCAGGACGATATATTCCGTTCTGTCAGTGCTAATCATATTCACTCCTCATACATCAGTTCCATTATACGTGCATCTTCTGCCTTGCGCAGCTCTCTGTACTCCGCTGCCTTGTTGCGGTGATATTCCAGGTAGGCTGCATATCGCACTTCATCTGCACGTAGCTTCACGTTGTATCTCTCCCTCGCCCGACGCCTGGATTCACGGTACTTGCTGTAGACCAGCTTGTTAATTTCCTCTGGCGTCACTCAGACTTCCTTCTCAATCTCGATGTAGCAATTTCCGTTGCTGTGATACTTGTCGCGGTATTCGCCGATAGGTGTGTATGTCTTGTGCAGATCGGGATGGTGGCGGTTCGGCTTCAATAGATGCACGTCAGCATCGTCATCATACCTATCCAGTATCAGCAGTAGTTCAGCTTTCGTCATCGTGCATCTCCAGTGGTTTAGTGATCTCTCCGCATGTACAGCACTCCAGCCCGTATATCGGGTTATCAGGTATGGTGATTGGGAACGGGCAATTCGGGCTGACAATCTCGATCCTGGCCAGCCTCATGCAGTCCTTACAGCAGGCAGACAGGAGCATGTTCCCCTTCCCATCTGTAACTAGGTAGTCACTCATCATCCACTCCTTCAAACATATTTCCTGTCGTCGTCAGCTTCTTCCGTGCAGGCTTGTGTGTATCAAATTCACGTGACTCGCTCGACGTGCATCTGCATCCACACTGCGAGCACACAAGCCACACGTCACCGCCCTCCACGGGCTTCACCTCTGGCTTGATGTCGTGGTTCTTCACGCGCTCACCCTGGCACCGCTGGTAAGCCCACGTGCCACAGCAGTCGCTTATAGGGCATGTTGCCTTACTCATGTGTATCCTCCGTAAACCCAATCAACCGTGCAAACGCATACAGCACCCTGACGCGCCATGACCACTTGCCGTTAAACGGTCGCAACGCCACCAAGATAGATTCACGCTGGTACTTGGCAAACCTGTTATACAGGGTGATTGTCAGCTTACTCGGTGACATCTTTCGCCTCCTTGATTACAATACTACGCAGCCGTGTGAAGTGTATCCCGTCGATGTGTTTAGGCTCACCGTCGATGACCTGTCCGCTACCGACCAGAAGCACACTTTTTGGGCTGTAGTCATCGCCGCCCTTGCGACAACACTCAAGCAACATACACACAGCCTCAACCTCAACCAAATCCTCACTCCACCCTGCTGTGTATATCACTGTAGCCGCTTTACCGATATGCACATCAATCGCTGCCTCAAGCTCTGCGCGGCATTTTTCCTCATCGGGGCCGCCGTGTGCGACCTGATATGCTCTGATTTTATCGTTCATGGGTGGATTATACCGTGTATCTGCACGAATTGCACGTCATTTTCACAAATTCAGCCCGTTTTTTCCAAAATCACCCCAAAACGGCCAAATGCACGGTATACTGTGGTTATGATTGATCGAAACAAGCTGTACACGCCGGAATCAGCGGCGAATGCGATTTTTGCAGATACCGAGGCGATGGTCTCGGAAACAACCATCAAGAAGCTGCTCACCAGCAAAAAACTCATCGGGCGCAAGATCGGCAACCAGTGGTTCGTCACGGGAGAGCGCCTGTGGGAGTATTTGTGTGCATATGCGCACCCTAGCTGGTTATCGGCGATGGTCGCCGATGGGTACATTGGTGCACGGTCGCTTGGCGAGCAGGAGGGCGAGTGATGGGTAGACACAAGGCACCGTGTGAACGTATGTCGCCGCGAACCACTGGGACTTGGTATAGGCCAGCTCAGGGCGGATTAGACTGGGTGGAGATCGTCCGCGCATGGCACGGGATGGAGGCGGATATCGTGTGCTGGAAGGACGGGAAAGTTGTCGCAAGCATCATTTTGCATCCATCGGATGCCGCGCTGGTAGCCGCCGACCTTAACGCGATGGTTGACGCGATTGGCACAGTCCCGAATGAGCAGAATGACATATCCGAATACAAGGAGCGCTATCTGGCAGAACTCGCAGAGCGTGATGAGGCATAGATGCACACCTTACTCTTATTCCTCATGTGGCACTTTGGCATTGGCCTTGCTGTGTATCTTGTGCACATGCTGGTCATTAAGCCACGCACAAGCCTGCCAAGTGCACCGTGGGCGATAGAGGCGTTTGCGTGTGTGTGTCTGTGGTGGGTGGTGTTTATTATGGTGATTGCGAAAGGGGTGAAGAAGTGAGCGATGTGACAAATCCTGAAATTTACGCCGACTATCTGGCGTTTGACGTGAGCATACCTGTGCTTGCCGAGAGACACGGTGTGCATTTTACTGTGCTACGCGCACATGCAGAAGTAAACGGCTGGGAGACGCGCAAGACACACTACCTGCTGCGGAAGATATTGGAAGTGAGTGTAGATGCAGCGGCACAGACGATGGAGCCGAGCAGGGCCGTCAAGTACGCCGCAAAATACTTCGAGAGGATGCACGGAGGTACGAAGGATGAGTGACTGGACACGAGACGCTGACAACCCGAACGTATACACCTTCGGGGGCAAATACACACTACGGCGTGCATATCTGGTGTGGGAACTGTATGCGACCGTACTGAATCTCGACACATTTCCAATTATCCAGCCCAGCGAGCAATTGTCAGCAGAGGAGCGCCAAGACCTCGTTGATGCGCTAGAGGAACTACAAACAAACCCGAAGGGGATAGTGATACCGAAGGACTGGGACGTACAGATACACACCACAGCCATCGCACATACACACGTCAAACCCACTCACTACAGCGCCCCCGGGATAGATGTACCGAAGCACTGGGCGGAAGTGGTGATCAATATGCACGAGGCAGAGTGCGCATCTAAGACTGTGGAGGATGAGTGATGATAGCACTGATGCCAGCGCCAGAGGCCGAAGTGACGAACTTTGAGCACGCAATCTATGTTGTCGAGAAGACCAACGGCAGAGAGGAGATCGCCTGTGATGAGGTTGATCTTCGTGAAGGTTGGTTTTTGTTCAATAGGCTCAAGGGATACGAGGACAAGAAATATCCGCGCTACTTTTTGGTTGCTATGCTGCAGGAGCTTCATGTCGTCAGCATCAAGCGTGTAGATGCACTGCTGACGCTACAGCAGATCAAATTTGCCGCGCAGGCCAATATCAGTTTGGCCGACTATGCAAACAACCTTCTGGATGCCGAGAAGAACGGTATACCGACCAGCACATCAAGGCCAGTCGATCACACAGATACACCACGGCTTGAGACGGTGCCCGACCTGTACCAAGAGGTGCTTGGCGGATCGCCCGATGAGGGCGGTGGCAGCGAATGAACATACGCACGTGTATAACGATTCTGTGCGCCATCCTTGGCGGCGTGCTACTGTTCAACATATGCACGTACATTCCGTCGTGCAAGTCACCTGGCCTCATCGACCTATCCGATCAGCCTTGCCAAGATACCGTATCGCCGCCTGTCGGCAAATGGACACGCACGCCGACTATCTGCGTTGACGACTCGATAGTGTATACGCCCACTGGATGTACACCTAACCCTGCGCTGCAGCCGTTATGCGAGGGCATCACCGAACCTGCAGTACGTGATTTCGTAGCTTACGTTCACGGCATTTGCCCCAAGGTAGATGCACGATTCGTTGGCGATATTCTATATGCTGACATTCCAGTGCGTCTCTACGATGGGCCGTATGGTGGATGCTCTGACATGGATCGTGACGAACTGCTGAAATGGCTTATCCTGATCGGCGTCATGGTGATCATAGATAACGCTGATATTAACGGCAGCACCGTTGGCTTTGACCTGACGGGTACACAGGACGGCACTGAATCTGCACTGATGAATCTGCTGAACAATACGCCGCCGCCTGCTGAAGCGAACTACAACGGCGTATGCTACTTCACACGGCGCGGTGATAGACTCACTGCCGCAAGCGTGTGGATTAACGTGCATGTAATGGGACTACCAGGCTGGGGGCGTGACGTTGCTCTGACATACATACCGAACATTACGCGCCATGAGCTAGGTCATGCGATAGTCGGGTTTAATGACAACCTGCCGACGCCTGATCCGCTTGCAACGGAACCGCCGATGGGTACTGACCTGACACCCGACGCACCAGGGCTGATGAGCTACACTGGGCATGTGGTCAACGCTAGCGGGATGTGGCTACTGAGCGACGATGAGATTGTAGTGATGGGGTGGATGTATGAGTGATCCCATAATCCGCAAACGCACGATAGAGATTGACGTGTATTTCTGCCCTGACTGTGACTGCGAACTGCAGCACTCTCAGATGGAAGCTGGCAATGCACTGTCACACGATGCGACGTGTCCGCAATGTGGATATAACCATAGCTTCCCGACGATCATGTATGAGTAGCTTGACATACACGCCTGACTGTGTTATGATGATGGTAAGTAAAGGAGACGTATGATGGACGGACTAGAATTTAATGGATATTACTGTGGAGCGGTCTTGACGCTGATCTTTGGTGTTGGGCTGGTTGACATGGGCAGTTTTCTGTTTGATCGCGGCATGAGGGGCTGGAGCGTTCTGGTGAGTTGCGCTGGGTACATGACGCTCAGTGCGTCCGTGCTGTGTCTCGGAGCATGGCTGAAATAGCACTTGCACATAGCCCCGTCTTGTGCTGGTGTTGTATTACGTGTATCGCAAAGGGGATGTGTAGATGTACGCAAATAGCATCCAATTGTACGCAAATAGCAGACAAAGGAGAGCATACGTATGCACATAATCCGCGCTATCGCCTCTATGTTCGGGTGGGTTGCTGGGCTGTTTGGCGGCAGCGAAGATACTAGCGCCGCATGGGACGCATACTATGAGCGTGAAATGGATAAGATAGCTAGGGATGCACACATAGACCACTTCGGAGATCACGGCGACCAGATAGGTCAGGGGGATGGATGATGCGTGCATATCGGCCTTGGTACATCTGGCGTGAGGATGCCGAGAGTAGATACATTACTGAGGTTGCGTTCGTGTATGGCATGGATCATGTCAGTGCATTAACAGTGCGTGAGTCTAGTTTGGATCATCGCACGCCTGACACCGAACTGTCCCGTGTATTATCTGAATTGTTCAACATCGACCTGCCAGAAATAGATAACAGCAATCGCACACTACTGACAGCGGATCACTTTGGCAAGATCAGAACCGACGTTGAGCTATGGGCGTGGTGCGATACACAGCAAACGGCAAGGGGGGATGGATGAGCTACAGCCAATACTGCAAGTGGCATTTCTACAATGATCCAACGTGGTCATGCGGCGTTAGCTCTGAGATGAATGTAGAGTGTCCTAGTTGCGGTTCGCGGTGCTCGTTTGATCGAAAGTATATGATCGCATTTGGGTATGACGGTCATACATACCTTGATATTGATATGACGTTTAAGTGTATGTGCGGTGCTCTCATTACATGCACGACAAATGATGAGGCGCGCAAGGGATACAAGCTGTATTCGCAATCGCGCAACAGCAAGGGAGATGAGTAGATGGCATATCCAACAAATGAGAAAATTGCGAAGCTGATCGCTTACATCCGCAAGACTGACGCACTGCACTTGCCGTGGTATGTGGAGTATGAAGTGCCACACCCCAGCCACATTCCGGTATGCTTCACCGCTGATGGCTTTGAAACATACGGCCAAGCGCACGCACACGCTACCAACATGGGCGCGAAGATCGTGGATGCAACTGTATCGCCAGCGGTCAAGGCGTTCTGTGAAGCTGCGCAGAAGCTCAGTGACCTAGCTGAACGCGGCAGTATCGAGGTTGGCGCGCTGATCGGTGAGGCCATCGGTGGTCTATTCGGCAAGCGCGACGGCGATAAGCCGATTGTAATGGGCGATGACTTCTGGGATAACGATACTGATGATGCTGTATGGAATAATGCAAAGCCGTCGTCTGATGACCACGCACGATTCATGGCAGAATATCAGGATGTTACGATACAGGGGAGATGCCGAAATAACATTAGCGGCACGATGAAAGTTGACGCACAGCCAAACGAACAAGCAGGCGACCGCGTGCGTGATAGCGTAGTGAAGCCCGAAGATGACTACTGCGCTGATGACTGGAATTGTAGCATATACGATCCGCTGTACTGGCTTGACTAACTGCCGTGACTGTGGTATAATGTAGTTATGATACGACTAATCATCATTGCGCTACTGCTGACAGGATGCGCCGCTATCGTGGATGATTGCCCACGGCATTACTACGATGTACCGCTGGATTGCGAGGAGTGCCATAGTGGATAATCAGTGTGCAGACATGCTAGGTACTTTGCAGTGGTTCTTTGCGATCAATCAGCGCGGTGGTTTGAGTGATGAGGATAAAGCAGATATAGCAGAGTGGGTAGCTGATATAGAGGCGCGGTGTGCGGCCATACGCGAGGAGCGCCACTGATGTATTTCAGTAGTATGTACCGAGCGCACATGAACGTCGCCAAGCGCAACAGCGAGTATTGCTGGCAGTGTCACGGCTTCGGTTGTGATGCGTGCGATAATCATATCACATGGCGGCACCGTATAGATGATGGCAAGATTATCTATCAACTGAGCAAGCTGGGTTTTGCAGTGGCGCTGCTTTTGCAATATCCCGACGGTAGATATATTTTGGATATTCAGATTGCATGGGGCGTGGCGAATATCACATTGCATGGCAGTAAGTATGAGTTTGACGGGGAGTGCCACTGATGGCTAAGCTGACTATTGATAGCATAGAATATATGTTCGCCGCGCACGCTGGCCAGACTGACAAAAGCGGCACGCCGTATTACTGCCATCCACGCGATGTTATGTTGGAATGCTTGGGTGACGGCCTTGACGAAGATGAAACCGACGCCGCGTTGATGCATGCCTGACTCGCACTGAGCATCATTACAAAGATTACATACAGCGTATCATTAACAGCGGAGACGATGCTGCTATCAGGATCAAGCTAGCCGACCTGCACGATAACTTACGCGAGGATCGTATGTTGCTGCTGGATGATGAAACAGCGGCGCGTCTGCGAACGAAGTTTAACATGGCATTGGAGATGTTCAAAGGAAGTGAATGATGCAATATATTATACCGACAATCGCATTTATCATATTGATTGCAGGCGTGTCAGTGTTGTTTGTCATTATCATTGCCGGTATCAGCGAACTATGGCGAACGCACAAAAATAAGCGTGATGCCCGCTCTATCCCGAGCTATAGCATCATCCGCCGCGCATGTGCAGACGGAGTTGAGCGTTGGCAGGTGATGATTGGCAAGATGTATCTAGTCCGCAACCTGAGCGATAGTGGATCGTGGTCAATGTCACCGCGCCCAATTGACGAAAGATACCCTTGCAAAACAACATGGAGTGAGCGTGCAACGGCTGAAAGTGTAGCGCGCGAGCATTGGCAAGACTGGCTATCAGAACAAGAGCTATTCACCGAGGAGCTGCACTTCGATCCCGAGGAGCCGGTATGCGCACTCTGATCAGCTAGATAATTGTGACTAGATCAATTTAGCAAAGGAGATGGATAGATGAGCGATGAATATTGTTCTGGTTATTCAAGTCGCACACAGATGTACCGCGAAATGCAGTTCGATTTCATTTCACATGATGACTATGAAGACGGGCGGTTGCGTTATCACTTGCTGATCCCATTACAGGAGAATGGATATTGTCTATGGGATAGAGGCCCGCTGATCGTCTCAGAAGATGGCGAGTGGCCTGATAACATTGACAAACTATATTACCTGCACCTGGATAACGCAGGCAAGATCGCATACGAACTACGCGAGATTCGCAAGGCGGTATTGGCATTAGGCGACCTGACGCCGGATCAGCTTCACGTATTGCGCAACATAGATGAGTGGATTTACAAGCGAGTTACGGAAAGGTGAATAGATGAGTGATTCAATATTTCAGCAGGAATATCTAGCAGACTTCAGCGAGCATGTTGCTAGCGAATGGACAGGCTATGATAATCCACATACCGCCCAGTAATTGGAGATGATAGATGAGCATGTGTAGTAACTGCGGGGCCACGCTATGGGATGATTACGGCTATGGCCTATGTGATGAGTGTGCTAAACATCTAGGGTATCCGCCCCATGACGATGACGATGATTAATACTACAGCATAGGAGTAAATATGTGTCCCACTGAAAATGACATTGCAGAACTGACGATGGCCGTTCAGAGGCTTACGTCGGCGTTGCGTGCAAGTGATCATTATTCTAGTAGCGCCGACAGGTATCATAGCGACTATTCGCCGTGCTTTCAATCTAGTTGGCAATGCGCGAAATGCGGCAGTGCGGAATATGTTATCGTTGACATTGCACTGCTGAGAGCGTCACAAGCTGGAGATAAGTCAGTTATGCAGATACCGATTGAATGCTACCATTGCGGACACGCCGGATACTTGAATACGTTAGGCGAGATAACCAACCGGCCACATGACTAATGCAAAGGAGTTTGTATGCCCCACATAAGAGACCAGCATCGCGCAATGCGTGATAGCATATTCAAGGCATCACGTGAGTTGCGAGAATGTATAACTGAGTTTAAGCGGTTCATCTGGCTGTATCATCACACAGGCATACTGGATAACGAATTGGAGCGCGTCGCCGAGTTGGTTGTGATGATTCGTGATAATCACACAGACCTAAACAGTATTACCGTATCTGATTTCGTTAAGCCAGCAATCTATGAGCTGGATGATTTCGATAAAGATGCTGAATTGATCGCGCTAGTGATTGATCATTACGATTTTCACGATGAGCGTTTCAGACATACTGATCGCTGCGAATCGCTGAAACACCTTTGCCGCAACTAACCTAACTACAATGCTTTGTCTACACTCATTACACCACAGCAATTCCGCACGCTTGAACGCAAATATCACAGGCAACGTATATGGAATGCCATAGACTACGTACCGCACGCGGGGCAACTGCGCGGCATACATAACCCGATAGACGCGGGCGCTAAGTACATAATGAACGTTGCAGGTCGGCGTTCCGGTAAGTCGCTAGGCTGGTCTACCGAGGGTACAACTGAGATGGCATTCAAACCGATTGGCCTACTGCCGAAACGTTTGATACTTGTAGCTGCACCTGAATCTGACATTACAGATAACATCTTCGGGCAGGTCTGGAAGTTCGTAGTCGATCAAAAGGTATTGGGCGCAACGCCGTTGCATAAGTCTACACGTGAGCGGTATATCGAAATGCCGTGGCGTGCTAGGATTGAGGGTAAGACTACAAAAGACCCTACCTCACTGCGCGGGCCTGGGCTTGTAATGACACTTGCCGATGAGTACGCCTTTGGTAAGGACGTGCTCGCTGAACATCTCATGCCGCCGCTGCTTGACTGTAAGGGCGTGCTGGGTATACCTACCACACCGAACGGATATAACCACGCACGGGACACCTGGCTTGACTGGACAGACCAAGCGTTAGTCGATTCAGAGTATGCTACAGCGAAGTGGACTAGCTATGATAACCCGTTTAATGATACGGCGACGATTGACAAAATCCGCGATATGTACATCCGGCGCGGTGAGCTATCACGCTTCAGTCAGGAGTTTCTAGCAGAGTTTGAAGCGCGGACAGGTTCAGTCTATCCGCAGTTCAGCTTAGAGCGCCACGTTGCAGAGGTAAAGTATACGCCTGACTCGCGGGTGTTCCTGGGCATTGACTGGGGTTTCGATAACCCAACGTGTGTACTATTCGGGCAGCAAGTAGGCGCTGAGCAGATCAATGTCTTCGATGAGATATACGTCAGCGGTCAGATACCAGCGCAGATCGGCGAGCAGATCATTAACAAGCTCACGGCGTTAGGCATTGACCATCTGAACGAGAATCAGTTTAAGGGTGCGTTCTGTGATCCGTCGTCGGCTGCAGCAAACGCGGAGTTAATCGGCCTTGGCATTCCGGTGTACATTAAGACCGCCACGGGCAAGATCATTAACGGCATTGACGATGGTATCTCGCAAGTGCGCAGCCTGCTAGTCAGGGAGGACGTACCGGCGCTATGCTTCGATAAGGTGAAGTGTCCGAATGCAGTGCAGTGGATGCCCGCGTATCATTACAGCGCGTCTAAGCTGGCAGATGATAAGCCAGTGAAAGAGCATGACCACGCACCGGACGCCTGTAGGTACATGGTATACGGTGAGCTGGGCGGAATGGAGTTGCTGGATTACCTGACAGGGTAAGTAAAAACCCCGCGAGGGCGGGGCTGAATGATTATGCATATTGTTTCGTCATGCAACCGAGATAAGGTGTTGCGGGGCACGGCGGGATGAGCCGTTAGTTGAGGTTAGCTTGTAAGTGTAATACCAGCTTGTATCATAACCACGGCTACCACGGATCTCAGTAACTCTGTAGTTCTTACCACGGCAGATAACGTGATCGCCTGTATTAAACTTGTTCATCGTGTTGTTTTTATTGTCTAACATTTCGTTTCTCCTTGTTGCTAACTGGTATAAGTATAGCACAGCCAGCGAGCAATGTCAAGGGGTTACGCAAAATTACGGCGCGTTATTTTATGAGCGTTGCCAGATGATCCGATAGCGCGATACGTAGCGCGTCACACTGCTCGGGAGATAGCTCACGGACAATGCTGCCATCATCGTCATAGAGCATGATAACCAGATTGTCACCCGCATGGCAGGTTTCCAAATACAGATCAATATTATCCCTGCCCGCTGGCGTTTCGTATAATACCATACCATCATCATAACACACTATCCAGCATTTGTCAAGGGAGTATAGATGACTTGCATTGTAGCCCTAAAGCATAAAGGCGTCGTGTACATGGGAGCTGACAGCGCGGCGGCGAATGAGTGGACTAGCATCTCACAGGGCGACCGCAAGCTATTCAAGCGCGGGCCGTATGTCATGGGCGGCACGACGGATTATCGTATGATTCAGATTCTAAAGCACGGTGTCAAGTGGCCTGACCAAATACATAATGATCCTGACCGCCACGCATACAACATAACCGAGTTACTGAGACCGGTATTCACTGATCTAAACTTTGCCGCGCTGGAAAATAACAAAGCGTCCGCTGGGCAATTCCTGATCGCGTGGGGTAAGCACCTGTATAACTTTCATGACTTTCAGTACAACCGTGCGCACTGCGGCTACGAATCAGTAGGGAGCGGCTATATGGTTGCGCTAGGCTCGCTATACAGCACTGCTGGGCAAGCGCCCAAGACTAGGATTAAGACTGCGCTATCAGCATCAGCGGCGCTACAGGGAACGGTCAAGCCGCCATTTCATATATTGGCGACGGGATAAACTATGAACCTTAAACAACGATTCCAAAACTTCATACTACGGTCGATGTTGCGCGCTAAGGTTCTGACGATTCAGGATACTAACGGTGTCAGTGCTGAGTTTCGCGCGCGCCGATTCAATGAGTTTTACAAAGAGGCGTATCGGCACAATCCGATTGTATATGCCTGCTTGCGGGTAATCGGCAACGGCCTTTGCGCAGTACCAATCGGCATCGAGTATGAGGGCGAGATTGTAACGCAGGATGATATAGCCCCGCGCGTCAAGCCGTTGTACAACTTAGTGCAGCGCTTCAATCCGAATCAAGGCTATCACGAGTTCATCGCGCTGTGGTCTAATCAGCTTCACCTTGCCGGTATCACATACATCGAAGGTATCGGCATTGGCAAGCGCACGACTAATGGCAAGACGCAACCCAAGACCGCACCTGAAATGTATCTCGAATTGCCTGACCGCGTGACGATTGAAACCACAGATAATCGCACAGTCAGTCGGTACGTTATCGAAACAGGCATTGGCAATAAACGCTATCTGACGCCTGACGAAATGTATAACGTGAAGTTCACCGATCCTGCGCATCCGATGTTTGGATTATCACCATTGAATGCTGCAGCGACGGACATTGATACCAGCAACCTACAGCTAGCTTGGAACTCTAAGCTACTTACTAATAGTGCAGTACCAGGCGGTGTGTTGCAGATTACGGGTTGGAGTTCACTGACTCCGCAAGTGCGCGCACGCATTGAGCAGGATTACAACGATAAGTTCAGCGGTGCATCTAACGCAGGCGCGACGGCTTTCATTGACGGCGAGAAGTCTAACTATATGGCACTCGCGCATAGCCCGAAAGAGATGGACTGGACTAGCGGCGCTGGTGTGACAATGCGGCATATCTGCGCGGCGCTGGGCGTGCCGTCACAGTTAGTCGGCGATGACAAATCATCAACGTATAACAATGTCGAGTCCGCTGAACGATTCCTCTATGAGAATACAGTATTGCCATTGCATCGCTTATTCCGCGAGGAGTTTGCAGAGTTTGTGTTACCTAAGATGGGGCTTGAAGATGATGTAAAGCTGTTACCGATTGTAAGCGGAATCAACGCGCTGCAGGATAACGTAACGGAACGAGTGCACAACCTTGCTAACAGCGATTGGATGACCCCGAACGAAAAGCGCGAAGCCAGCGGGCTTGAAATGATCGAGCCTGACGATCCGGATAACCCGTTGAACAAGCCGTATATCAGACTGCCAGATACATTGAAACAACTCCAGCCAGAGGAGATCGGAGTCGATACCGAAGAGAATGAAACAAAAGAGGCGGCGCGCGCTATGCGTTCGTATCTGGAAACCTGCGGATGAGGCGTGCCAAGTCATCGGGTCGATGACGATATAGGCGATGAGCCTACATTCCCCAGCAGTAAGTATCCAACGCTGGCTGATCGTGAGGAGCGATTAGCCGATCAGGATAAGATACGCGAGCCGTGGCAGGAACGCTACAAGGCGGGCATTGAAAAATACTGGGTAGGTCAGGAGGCGCGGGTACTCAAGACCGCACAGACACGCGCTGATAAGCCTAAGCCGTTGCTGAATCCTGAAGTGGAAAATGCCGCGTATGCTGCGATCATTGGCCCATTGCAAGCTGAGTTAGTAGCTGAGTTCGGGCAGTTGGCAGTCGATGAGGTTGCAGTACTGGCAGCGGAAAAGCTACCGGCGTTCGCACCTGATCGCCCTGACTTCCGGAAGTGGCTTACTGAGAATTTACATATACGCTCTAACCTGATTGACAAAACCAGCGCGGCAAAGTTAGAGGTCATCATCGCTGATACTGCAGATCAGGGCTTCAAGGTTACATCGAAAGCAATCAGTGAGAAATACGCCGAATGGTCAGGCAAGACTGATGCGATCACACAACCGCGTAGCAACGCTATTGCTAGAACCGAAGTCGGACGTGCGGACATTAAAGCAGAGCTTGAAGGTTACAAACAGTCCGCCGAATACTTGGATGTTGTGATACGTTCAGAGTGGCTAACGGCACGCGATAGCTTAGTACGTGGCGGTGGCAAAGACATGTACAGTCACATCGTCATGGACGGAGCCGTGACGGATGCGGACGGGCTGTTTGATACATTCAATCAGGTCGGTTTCATCGAAGGGCCGATGCTGAGCGGCAAGGCTGCGTTTGACATTCAATGCCGTTGCGGATTGTCACCGATGCTACCAGGTGATAAACAATTACGCCCGAAAACTTAAGAGGATAAACACGGCGGCTACCCGCCACGGGGGAAACATGGATAGACATTATTACACCGTTAAAATGCGCGTAGCCGACGTGCGCGATACAGGAGAGTTTGACGGATACGCCAGTGTGTTCAATGAACTGATTGAATGCTACAACGAAATGGTAGACCCTGGCGCATATAAAAAGACGCTATCGGAGAATGGCGGCAAGGTATCAGTGCTGTATATGCACGATTCATATTCTGGCAGACCGCCGATTGGATTGGGGCAGTCAGCAACGGAAGACCTGCACGGCCTAGCAGTCAGTGCGAAGCTGAGTATCGAGACTCACGCCATCGCTAAAGAGACGTGGGGATATATGAAGTTGGTACATGAGGCTGATCGTAAGATTGGTCTATCCGTCGGCTTCCAACCTATGCAAATGGAGACTGACGATAAGCAAGTTAATCATGTTAAAGAGGCGAGACTATTTGAATATTCGATTACACCTCCAGACTGGCAGGCTGGGCCGAGTGCTGGAGTCAATGAAATGCGATCCGCATATAATCTAGCGCAAGTTAGGTTTACAATCCAGCTACTTCAAGATTTAGGCGTGAGCATTCCGAATGCTACGCAGCTTGACGAATACCTTGCAGACAACGGCGACGGGCACGGCAGTACCGAAGCTGACATTGAAGCGCCAGCACTTGAGCCGGATGAATCCACTCAAGCCGCTACTAATGAAGCTGAGTCGCGCATGTTGCACTCGCTGATAGACACCGCTACCACTGTTGCAAATAAACTGTAACACACATTTACTTTACTCATCGGAGGAATCTATGAGTACCGAATTTAATTTTGAAAAGCTGGGCACCGATTTACAGAATCGGCTCGGCGACATTGGCGAGCACGTTGAGGAAATGCAAACGCTCTTGGGCAGCAAGGTTGCCCGCAGCGACGTTGACGAAATGTTTGCTCGCATCACTGAAGAAGTAGTCGGCGTTACTAAAGAGGTCGGCGAGGCGCGGGTTGCCAATGACGCTGATAAGCTGGCACGCGAAGATGCTACTGAAGCGCTGGAATCTCGCATTGACGAACTGGACACTAAGCTGTCGCGGAGTAATGCCGCTGGCGAAACTGACGTGCTGAAAGAAGAGCACCGCGTCGCTAGTCATGCGTTTATGCGTGACGATAATCCTGGGCTCGCTAAGGAGTTTATGGCGCGTCAGGAATTTCAGGCTATTGCTACCCGCGCATTGTCTGAGGGCGTGGCTACCGCTGGCGGTTTCCTTGTCACTCCGGAACAGACTGATGAGATTGTTAAGAACACCGTCAGCGTTGATCCGATTATGAAGTATGCTCGCGTAGTTACGCTGGAAAACTCCAACGAGTATCGGTTTAGTCGGCGCTCTGCTGGGCCTACCGGTTACTGGGTTGGCGAGGAAAGCGATGCGACCGCGAGTCAGTCGGTTTATAACCTGGTCAGTATTCCGATTCACATTGTAGGCGTCAACACCCCTGCTACCACTTCGTTGCTGCAGGATGTTAGTTACATGGAAAACGAGCTGACTAAGGACGCTGGCGAGGCTATCGGCTATACGCTGGGAGTCGCCTTCCTGGAAGGTGATGGCAACGGCAAGCCGGAAGGTATCATCTCTACCTCTGACGTTGACCTCGTGGCCGGCAATGACACGAGCACTTGGTTACTCGAAGCGGTTGACTTCTATTCGCTGCTTTCCGGTAACGGCGACGACGGTACGGGACTGCTGCCACGCTACCAGAATAGTTCGACATTCCTGATGAATGCGACTGTGCTGGGTAAGGCAATGAAGCTCGAAGACGATAACGGTGGATTCATCTGGCAGCGCAATCTGAAGGAAGGCCCGCCGGTCATGCTCGCGGGGCGTCCGTATGACATTTCGCAGTCTATGGACAATGATGCTGTTGACGGGAATAAGCCGCTGATGCTAGGCGATTTCCGCGAGGGCTACCGTATTGTGCGACGTAAGGACGTATGGATTCTGCGTGATCCGTTCAGCTCAAGCCCGAACGTGGTATTCAAGTGGTATGCGCGTTATGGTGGCAAGGTCGCACAGAGTGAAGCAATCAAAATTCTGGAGATCACCTAATGGCTAGTCAAAGCAACGTTGATACTCAATCTATTGAGAAACTGCAGTCGCCAATCCTTATCAGTGCTGCCACTACGGAAGTGACGGGCATTGACATGGGCGGATGGAACTCACTCACGTTCCTAGTGGACTATGGCGCTTCCAGCGATACGCTCGGGTCAACCGTTTATGTCACTTGCAAGGTACAGAAATGTACCACGCTCGGCGGAACCTATACCGATTGCGCCGCAACTGATCTGATCAGCAAGGACGGCGAGAGCACATCCAATGCTTTCGGATTCGTCAACGATGACACAGAGATCAGCGAGAGTTATATGGCGGGCGTCAAGATTGACCCGGACTACGATTTCTACCGCGTCTATATCACGCTGACTGGCTCGTGGTCTTACGGTGTCATTATCGGCGTGCATGCGATTCGTGGTCACGGTAACGTGCCTGCTAGCGGCAATCTGCTGAATCCAGCATAGCAATCTACCTGTAGCCTTACGAGGTTACTACTATTAACTCCTTTGCGCGGGCGGCTCTGATGTTGGGGCCGTTAGGGTCGCCCGTTTCATTCACTTGACATTTGCGCGGTGTAGTATTCATAACCACTTGACATTCCGCGCTAGCCGTGGTATACTGTAGCTATGTGTAAGACTAAGCGATGCAGCAAGTGTGGGGAAGTGAAGCCTGTTGGCGAGTTTTATAAGCATAAAGGGAAACGGGACGGATTGCAGAGCGCATGTAAAATGTGCATGAAGATGTCTGACAAGGCGTACTATGAAGCCAACAAAGACCGCAAAGCCGCACGTGACAAATCATATCGTGTAGATTACAAAGACAAGATTGCCGTAACTCGCAAGGCATACTGTGAAGCAAACAAAGAGAATATTGCCGCATGTAGAAAGGCGCGATATGAGCGAAATCATGATCGCATCAAGATCTGGCGCGAGGTTCATAAAGACAGGACTGCTAAATATGGTAAAGTATACCGCGCAACTGACAGGGGCAGAGAACTATGCCGGATGAAAGACCAACGTCGCAGAGCGCGCAAAGCCAACTTGCCGGACACACTGACACCAAAACAACGACAAGATACATGGATGCTGTTTAATCACCGGTGCGCATATTGCAATCGGACAGAATCAGAAATAGGTAAAGAGTTTCATCAGGAACATTTCATTGCACAAGACAATGATGGGCCATACACACAAGATAACATCATACCAGCGTGCCAGCGGTGTAATTACTCCAAGCATGCCCGCGATCCCTACACCTGGATGAAACGTCACAAAGGCCCGCTTAACCCAGCACTCGCGCAATGGATAGCGGACACTCAGCCACGCAACGAAGCGAGCATCAGACAATGGCAAGCAGACCAGCCTAGATAACCTATGCAACTACTACACTCTACAACTGACCAGAGCACACCGCTTGCTAACCGTATCGTGGCGGTAACGACTCACATGGTGCCGCATATCCGGAGCAACAGGTTACGTCCGATGTTCAGCGCGTTCGGCCAGGTGTATGTGCTGGATGACCTTGCGTATACCGATGAGGAATTGTTAGCACAATGCTTAGACCACCGTGTTGATACTGTATTCTGTAGTGAGTATTCAGGGCATCGTGATTTCCGTTCGCGGCTATTCCGTCACGCTGGCATAAACTACTGGCATCACGGGCTAGGCGTGGTAGACCACTACGAAACGTCACGCTTCGATTGGGGCTTATACACCGACGATACCTACCTACGTTACGTCACCTCACCGCAGCGCATGGCGGCGGAGGCGGCAATAGCGACAGGCCAGCCTATCCGCAAGGTGTTGATCATTGGACAGGTGACGGGCGATCAGGCGTTGCAATACGGCAGTAGGGGGTATGACTCACTGCGGTTAGTTAAAGACGTTCGCACGATACTACCTGACGCGGAGATTAAATACCGTCCGCATCCTAAGACGCTGAATCGAGTCAAGGAATCACGCGAAGTAAACGGCGAGCAGGTCTACAACGATCCGTATTTACAGCATCCGATAGACGGCGTGAAGGTTGACAAGGGTAAGCTGAGTTTCGGATGGCCTGATGCGACAGTCACTATCAATTCTACTGCCGCGTATGAGTCACTTATGGCAAGCGTGCCGGTCTATAACGCAGGCGTGCCGATGTTGCACGAGCATCCAGGCGGCAATCTGTTACTGGATTATTTAGATGAGGGCGCTAAGGTTGTAACGGGCGATTACCTGCGAGCGTTAAAGCCCACACTATCGCGCATTCAGAGCAGCAAGTTTTCAGCATACGAGGCGGAGTTCTGGCTACAGCAGGAACGCGATATGCTGATAACATATGGTGACATGCATAAAACGACATTGAGCAAGCCTAACGCATCGCCGCCGATGAACGTCCAGGGTAAGTGCCTTGGCAAGATAGAGAAGTTCGCAGAGGATTTCCAGCCTACCGATAAGGTGCTGGTCGTCGGCAGTGGGCCTACCGCGTTGTACATCGACAAAGTAGACTTGAGCAAATATACCGTGATCTCCGTTAACGCAGGTTGCGGAGTTGTGGACGCTGATCTGTTTTTAGTGATGAACATTGATGCCTGGAAGTATCCGCGTATCTGGCGCAACCTACGGGGCAATGTACACCTGATCGGGCATAAGCTACTGGAGGCGGCAGGCGGTTATCCGTTCGATCATTACGAGTTCGAGCATCTACCGCCTAGACGTAATGATGCGAAGTTTGAGGCGTTCAATCTGAACGGCGCAGGCGGCATTTCATCCAGAGCGGTACAGCTTGCGGCGAGTTTTCCGAACGTCAAGACGATACACATGATCGGACTAGACTACTGCAATAACCGCACGCATTACTATGACTACCAGGAACCGCCTACAGGGCCACCGCAAAAACCATTTGGTAGTATGGCTGCTGGAATGAATATGGTGCTGGGCAGTCTCGATCCGCGTATATCACTAGGACACTACGGGCCAAGCTCGCTGTGCAGACTGAATAAAGCGGTGAAACAGTTACTACCAGGGACGGATAAGTAGCGGTATTAGTGGTCGCTTGCTGATGCCAGCAATAGCACGACCGGAACGACGATCAGCAATCCTACAACCATCACGGCAATTGTTGCGACTAATGCGTTGAGATAGCCGCCAACCTCAGGTTGTAATGATATTGGGATTGACGCCAGCACGCAGAATAAAAAGAATGCAGCGACTATCTTGATAATCCTCATACCATCACTATACCACACATCACGCTAAATGTCAACTATGCAAAACCTACTTCACGAAATCAGCGCATACCGCCGTGACCTCATCTCAGACGGCTACGATACGGCACTTGGCGCGATTGCCGCACGCCTACCGGAGCTGCAAATACATCGCTACCCGACCGGCAGTGAGGTATGGGACTGGACGATACCGCCGAAGTGGGAGTGCCGCACAGCATACATCGCACGTCCCGACGGTAGTATCATCGTATCCACTGACGACCATCCGCTGCACGTGATGAGCTACAGCACGGCGGTCGATACTGCGATCAGCCATAACGAGCTGATGAAACATGTGCGCAGTCGTGAGGATTGCCCAGCGGGTATCCCGTTTGAGTTTTCATACTACGAACCAGCGTGGGCATTCTGCATTCAGCATGACCGCCTACACGAGTTCGATGCTGACGAATACCGCGTGCTTATCGACAGCGAGTTTAGCGACGGCGAACTTGCCATCGGCGAGGTGTACCTACCTGGCACGCTTGACGCCGAGATTGTGCTGACAGCGCACGTCTGCCATCCGATGCAGGCGAACGATGATGCGTCAGGTTGCGTTGCGATGGTCGAGCTTGTGAAGCGACTCCGCGATACGCCGCGTAAGTATGGGTTGAGATTTCTGTGGCTACCTGAGACCATCGGCACTATCGCATACTTGGCGAACGAGCAGCATAACATCCGCTACGCTATCGCGCTGGATATGCTGGGCAATGATAACAGGCTAGTATTACAGCACTCGCCGTTCGATGAATCGCTGATTGACAAAGCTGGCGTGCTGGTCTGTGATGAGGCCGAGCCATACCGCACCGTTGTAAGCAATGATGAAAAGGTGTATAACAACGTCGGCATCCCAGCTGTCAGTATAAGCCGTGCGCGTTGCTGGGCGAAAGGTGAGGTGCCATATTACGGCTATCACACGAGCCTGGACACTGCGGAGCGCCTACACCCCAGCTTGATAATGGACGCCGCTAACCGCGTTGCTGATCTGCTGGATATGATGGATAGCGACTGGTATCCGCAACGCACGGGGCAAGGGCCGATCTGTTTATCGAAGCATGGGCTATGGGTAGACTGGCGACAGGATCGGCAACTCAATCTGAAATACGCCGACGTGCTCGATTTGCTGGACGGCAGGCTGTCAGTGCTGGATATTGCGCATGGGCTGGAGTTGGATTACTGGCAACTGCTGACGTGGATAAACAGGATGCGTGATGAATGCGTGGTCTGGGGTTGACAAAAGCGCGATAGTGTGGTATGATGGTAGTATGGACACATATGGCATGAGTGATGAAACTATTATAATCGGAATGCTTTTATTGGTATGTCCGCTATGCTTGATACCACCGCTCGCGTCTGGCAATCTGCTGTACATAGTAGTCGCATCAGGGATAATGGTATTATCAATATTCGGTGGGATTGCAATAATCCGTTATTGCGCCCGTAAACGCGCCGTCAGAGTGAAAGACCTTGCCAGAGACCCGTGGATTGAAACTGAGCAAAATGAGCTAGGCGAGCAGCGTTACGCAGTGTGCGTATATGAGTTAAAGTCTGAAACGAATCACTACACGCACGGCAGTGATACCATAGACGGCTGTGGTACATCTTCATGGTCAGAGCAGTATGAATGGTGTGAAGTGGTTCAAACTATTCACGCCACACGGCAATTAGCGGAGCAGGATTTAGCCCAAAGGCTGCAGGCTAAGCAAGATGATATCATTGCAAAGAAAAGAGATACGTGGTACTAGACAAACGGCGCGGAGTGTGGTATAGTGTAAGCATGAACAAACATTTGCAATTTGCAGTTGCGTTAATCAGTATATTGCTGATAGTTACGCTAACTTGTTCGTGTGATGAAGTGGCAGGGCCACAATACGCATACATTACCCAATCTGCGGCAGATGGGCATGAGATGTCTGAAGTCGCCTGTGTGGGATCAACGATATGTATAGTCATTATGGCCCTGTGTATATTGGTATTATGTGCGCTCCCAATATACGCTATCCGATATTCATTATGCAATACACAACGTACCACATATGTTGCTAAATGCGCATTGAGTGATTTGCATAAGCCAGCATGGATAATCAAAGACGGCGATCAATATGATATTTATTGGGGAGGTGTGCAGAAAGGAACATCATCATCATCTGGCGGTTGAGGTTTCACTGATGGCGGCAGTTGCTGGGACTGGAAAAAGGCGGTTATCAAAAGGTTAGGATTTGAAAGCATGCTGGCGGCGCTCGAACATGCCGAACACATTGATCAGGTAAGCCACGCCAATGATATTGATTATTACAGTGAGACGCCATATACTAAAATGCCTGACCATCAGCGTTTCCTACGCATACTGCCAGAGATCATCGCCGAGACGAACGCATTAGACGAAACCCGTTACCGCGCCATTTGGTATGAACTTGTTTGGCACGGCGGATATGGGCTTACATTCTCAGTGCATGATACAGCAAACGAGGCGGCGGCGCAGGTTGACAAGATCGGGGCGGCGAACATTGCCCAAGCTGATGCACTGGATACCTGCGCGAAACGCGCGGCATGGAAACAGGATGCGCGATGAGGGGTTGACAAATGCTCGGTAGTGTGGTATGATGGTGGTATGGATAATAATTTAATTGAGCGTTATATCGCATCTATGCATGCCACCATTGATGATAAACGTGGTATGATTGAGTGGGCTGGCAATGTCCCTGGCATTGACGAAACAACGCAATGGGTTAATGACGGCGAGGCGCGGCTGAATCGGCTTGAGGGTGACTTGCGAACCGCCGTTGCTAACAATTGCACAGATGAGGCGGGGAACATCACGACGGATATATTGGAGTTCGCAAAGGAAATGAACATCACTGAGAGCAGTCTGCGATGACTAAACGCGACATTGACGCTACAATCTCTGATCTGGAGTTCAGCTTAGGCGGCATCGACCCGCGCTCGTGGCATGAGGTTGATAACGTGATTGACAAGCTGAAACGCCGCAAGGCCGCACTGCGCAAGCCCGAATCACGCGCGGAGTTTGACGGCATGTACAGCAGTGATAAACCACGTTATGTGTATTGCGCTGGAGTCAAGCGCAGAGTAGAGTAAGGGAGTAAACATGACTAGCCCCCAAAAGCTATACAACGCCGACTACTTCTCGGCATACGGCGACGATCCGAAGCGCGCGGAGATGTACCGACAGGAGATCGCGCGTATCGAAACGCTGATACCTGACTTCGATAAGCGGCATCGCATTCTGGACTACGGCTGTGGTATCGGCGATTTTCTGCAGATGTTCCCCGATACGTGGACTAAGCACGGCATCGAAGTATCAGACCATGCGCGCGAGATTGCTGCAAGCAAAGGCATCACAGTACATCCGTATAAATACCGCTACGATTACTACGATGTTGTAGTATTCCGTGGCACTATCCAGCACCTTGACAATCCGCTAACAGTGATCAGCGAATGCGTTGAACGCTTGCGTCCAGGGGGATACATGATATTCCTCGCAACGCCCAATACTGACAGCATAGTGTATAGGCTATTCGGTGACTTACCGGCACTCGATCCTGCGTATAACTATGTGACATTCGGCGAACGTGAACTGTGTAACATCTTGCGACATGTCGGCATGGTGATTACAGATATTGAGTTGCCATATCACGGAACGCCTTATGCTGATACGTGGGATTGGTTTAAGTTCATCGGCAAGCTGTTAGGATTCAAATACAACTTCGCATGGCCAGGTAACATGATGGAAGTCTATGCGATGAAACGTAAGCCAATAGCCGATCTGTGTTTCAGGGATGATGATGGTTTGCCCGTAAAGATTGGCGAAGTTAAATCAATAATGACAGTGACGGATAAGCCGCCATGGGAGATGGCAGAACATCCAGAAGCGGGCGAACATCCGATGGTGCATGATTTCGCAACCAATGATCCTGAGCAACCCATAGTGCGCGTTGTGGATGATGAGCTAAATGGAGACTAACACCATCCGCGTTGGCGACTGTATCGAAATCCTGCGCGGCATGGCTGCTGATTCCATTGATTGCTGTGTGACCAGTCCGCCTTACTGGGGCTTGCGTGACTATGGCAACGATGAGCAGATCGGCCTTGAATCCACGCCGGATGAATATGTCGCCAAGATGGTAGCGGTGTTCGCCGAAGTGCGGCGCGTGCTAAAACCCGAGGGCACATGCTGGCTGAACCTGGGGGATAGCTACAGCGTTGGATGTATGACAGGCAAACAAGGGGCGAACAGCACCACTGGTCGTAACATTGGGCAAGCGGAAGGAACTGCATTGCCACGGCGCAAACTACCCCCAGGACTCAAACCCAAAGACCTGTGCATGATCCCCGCCCGTGTAGCCCTGGCGCTGCGGGCTGACGGCTGGTGGCTGCGTAGTGACATCATCTGGGCAAAGCCTAACCCGATGCCCGAGAGTTGCAAGGATCGCCCAACGTCAGCGCATGAGCATATCTACCTGCTGACCAAGAGTGGTAACACAACCGTCTGGCGACACCGTGATTCCCGTGAGTGGTCATACGTGCATCTGACGGATTACCGATGGATCAATAAACACACCAGAGAGGAAACCGACGTTGAGCCACCCGAAGTAATGATGGCAGACTGGCGGCGGATTAACCTGTGGCGGGGAATGGATTATTGGTATGACGCGGATGCGATCAGCGAACCTAATCAAACAGATGTGAACTTCCCGGGCATGCGGCAATGCTATCAGCGGCTCGGCGGGAATATCGCGCACAAAGGCGATAGCCTATCTCGAGCATCAGACACCAGCAAGCAGGGTACTCGAGCAATGCTCAGCGGCAGAGGTGAAACCCGCAACGCCCGCAACGTCTGGACAATCGCTACCAAGCCCTACAGCGGCGCGCACTTCGCAGTGTTCCCGCCTGAGATACCACGGCGATGCATACTGGCGGGGTGTCCTGAAGGCGGCATAGTGCTAGACCCGTTCTTCGGCAGCGGCACGACAGGCGAAGTAGCCGAGACATTGGGCAGGCAGTGGGTAGGGATCGAGCTTAACCCGGAGTATGCAGAGTTGGCAAAGAAGCGGACTCAACAGCGAAGTTTGTTTGGCGAGATAAATGAAACTACTCCACACTAACAGCGAGCTACAACACCGCCACATTGCCATCATGCCGCATTTACGCGGGCGCTTCGATCATCCCGATACAGTCCGTATGCCGACGTTGCTTAAATCATTCGGCGAGTTGTGGCTGCTGGAAGATGATAGCGTTGCTGATTGCATAGAGCGCGGTATTGATACAGTACTCGCCATGGAATACGTTGACCATGATGATGCACGGCGACAGGCATTCCGCGATGCTGGTATACACTACTGGCATTATGCGTTACCCTACGCTAGTCATTATGCAGGCGATAGATTCGACTGGGCGCTGTACACCGAAGATACATTTCAGCGTGCGATGACCTCGCAGCAATACATAGCGACTAAACCCGCGCTACAGACTGACGCTGAGATTAAAAGCGTGCTTATCGTTGGACAGATACAGAGCGATCAATCACTAGCATACGGCGGCAATGGATACAATTCATCTACACTTGTAGCCGAAGTGTCTACAATATTACCTAACGCAAAGCTGACATATCGACCGCATCCTAAATGCGTTGCGCTACAGAATAAAGAGTTTACAGCAGACATAACGTGGTATCCTGATCCGATGCTCAGCGATCCGATAGACGGCGTTGAAATCTCAGTAACCGACGATTGGCAAATGAAGCGCCCCTACGCTAAGGATTTAGCAAGGTGTGATGCGGTAGTAACAATCAACTCTACCGCTGGATACGAGGCGCTTATGGCGGGCAGGGCGGTATATCACGCTGGCATCCCGCCCATACATGAACATCCGTCAGGCGTATTCCGATTGTCAGAGCTGACGGACGGCATAAAGTTAGTCAACGAAGATTATCAAACTGTACTTACAAACAAGCTGAATAGTATCCAGTCTACCGGCGTATACGAAGTTGCACAATACCTCAATCATGAATACCTCCTCAGAACATACTACGCCCATAGACATATTCGATGCGCAGCTACCGGTAACTAATCCATCCATCATAGTAGGCGCTGGGCCGCTAGGTAGCGCTTACATAAACCGCATACCCGATAACATCTACACTGTCGCTGTCAACGGCTCGATACAACACCTGCTCAACTTCGATCTATGGATATGCACATCACCCGAAGCGCCCGGTATCAACCCGCAATGGTGGGAGTTTGGATTACATAGCGGCGTTGAGTCACTGATGGATCACCGGATGCGCGAACATAACCCGACGTATGCCTGCAGACAATACGCATACAACAAAGCACCTAAGCGACTTGGCGAAAGCTACTTAGTTGCGGGCGGCACTGTAGCGGGTGTTGCGACTGACATGTTGATTAAGCAAGGGTGTCGGCATATCGTTTATTGCGGAGTTGACATGACAGGTCACGCACACGCCGACGGGTCAACCTGTGACGGCAAGCGCTCTGAGGGGGACATTTGGGGCTACAAGCGCGGCACATTACAGACAATGATATACCGCGCGCAAGATAACGGAATCAGAATAGAATCACTATCGCCAACGCTACTCGATGTACCGGTGGCCAGGGAGTTATTGCAACAATGGCACTAGGTAGATTAAGCGTAATGAAAGATGACTTGCTGCTGAATGAACCTGAGACGACATATGACGATTCATTCAAGCTGTTACTTGAAGCTGCGACAGTAGAGGTCAACGAATACTGCAACCGTCGGCTAGAATCGTCTACCATCACTGATGAGTATTACTCCGGTGATGATCGCACGCTGTTGTATCTGAACGAGGAGCCTGTCACTGCGCTAAGTGCTGTCAGCATTTGGGATACTGGCACTGAGACATATGTGAGCGAATCTACCTCATACATGCAACTGCTGAAAGATGAGCGCGGCATTTCATTCCACGTGCGCTATCCGAAGTTGGGGCAAGAGGATGATGCGGAATACGGCGCGTGGCCTATCGGTGATGAGAATATCAAAGTCACTTACATCGCGGGATACATCACCACGAGCTGGGATACGTTAGCCATGACTGCAAGTTTCGGCGTGCCCGCTGATCTGGAATGGGCGGTGTGTACTATGGCTGTGCTGAAGTGGTTAGAGGGCAAGGGCGCAAGCGGCGGCGGTGGCAGGTTGGGCGTGAAGGGCGTTGAAGTTACCGGACAGGAGTTTCTAATCCAGCGATTCAATAAGGGCATGACGCCAGAAGTTAAGACCGTGCTGGACGGATATATCCGCAGGTCATACTAATGTCTAAAGAAACGGTTACCTTAGAAGAGCTTAGCCCTGCGATTAACAAGCTATTGAACGAAACTGCGAAGCGCAATCCGCAAGTAGTCAAAGATGAAATGCGCGGATTGTCATGGAAGTTCTTGCGACGTGCCAAGGGCTTTTATGATAGCGTATTGAATCGTCAGAGCGGTGAATTGTTTAGAAGGATTCAGCGTTTCACTGAGCGCCGTGCGAACGTCATTCGTGTCGGACTCAAGAACGACGCTATCGGGCTAAAGGCAACCACGACATATGCCAAGTATCTGGAGCATGGTACTAAGCATATCAAGGCGCGTGAGTTTTTGGGCATCCCTATCCGCGAGGAATCAGAAGGACTGATGCAACGGTTGAAAGATATTATCACATGGAAAGACTAAATGGCTAATCAATCACGCAACGCGGTAATAACAGCACTGATAACATACCTTGATACAAACATTGCAGCAATCAAGGGCTTTGAGGACGGGCCAATCCCCGTCACGTCCGCAACTGATTCTGACTTTCCACTGCTGATCGTAGCGGAACGCGGTGAGACATTGATCGACCGCTTCACTACGGCATCACGTGAGATTAACCTATCACTTGACTTGTCACTGTACTATAATTCGTCTGACACTACAGAGGCGGTAGCCAGGGGTATCTCGGATGATCTTGTGAAATACTGCGAACAGGCTGCTAAAACAAGATTACCCGACAGTGACGGTACTGAGACATGCCTTAACATCTCAGCTAACAATGAAACGACAGTACACAATGTACAGGATAGCGGATTACATCAGCGTATTCGTTCAGTAGATATAGTGATTGAACAGGAGTTTGCATAATGAAGAAAAAGGTACAGGCCCGCCGTAAAGCGGTCAACCCAGAAGTGATGGATCGTGCAATACGCGCGCCGCTTGCACCTGTCACGCTATACTTTCCAAAGCGCGCAGAGCTGGGTACTATCCCGAAGCCCTATACTTACAATGATGCGTGTAATGTGATTGAGCGCATCGGATTTCAAGCGTGGAAGTCTATGGGCTATCAACGTAAACTTAAAGAACTAACGCGGATCTAACCGCAGGGGGAATTTATGGCGAATCTAATTATGGCACTTGACCGCGTTGAGTTTGATAGTGCCGGTCACAAAGTGATGGAATTGGACATCACTCCAAAGGTGGGCTACCACGATAATGCTGACATGATGCCGCTGTCTATCCGTGATCGTCCGCAGGCGGGGGCGTTGTACAGCAATGTATCGTTTGCAACTTACGCCAGGGGCGCGGGTGCGCCTGCTGGAGTTGTGCCGCCAGTTGACAAATTACTGCTCGCTAGTGGTATGGAGGGAGTCACTGTCGGCGCTACTAGCGTAACCTATTCATTGACACCCGCGCTGACATTTAGCGCAGTGGATATTGACTACTATCCAGGTAACACATATCTAATCAGCGGCAACAGCACAGTGCTTAATCCGACATGGACATTCACTCCGAACGAGCCTGTGAAGGAAAGCTGGACAGGCTCCGGAACCTACACAGCGCCGACTGATGCGTCCGGTACTGCCGCAACCGTGACAGGTGCGTTACAGCCGATCTGTAAGGGCTTGACCTTTACCGTTGGCGGTAAGACGTTGAACATTAAGGGCGCTACCATTACGCTCGGTAATGCGTTCCCTGATCCTGACGAAGATATCGCAGGTACGAACGGCATTCAAGACCCAGAGCTTAGCAATCGTGAGGTCATCTACACGACCACATTCAGGCTAACCACCGTTGCTGCGTATGATATTTTCGCATCCGCTACTGCCGGTACTAAGACTACGCTGAACGCGATTGTAGGTTCCGATGCTGGCAACATTATTACCTACAACATGGATGGCTATTTCAATGTCGAGCCTGACTTCGGAAACAGCAATGGCTTCCACGATATCACGGTGAGTTGCCGTATGTCTGATGAGTCTGGCGAAGACGGATTTACTATTGTGTATACATAGGAGTTTGAGATGCAAGTATTGTCCCCAAAAGTAACCGGTGGATGGTTCACCGCTGAATGCGATGATAGTGTGCGCTACCAAATCCGCGACATTGATAACCGTATGCAATTCTGGCTGATCGGCAATGTCACTGATAAGCACGGCGAAGTGAACGGCGGCGAGCTGAATTACATGCTGGTTAAGTTGATGTTGACTGACATCGAAGGATTGCAAGACGACGGTGAGGATTTCAAACCGACGTTCGAGAAGGTCAAGGTTTGCGGGGAGCGTGAGGATGTTATTGACAAGGCATCAATGAAGCGCCTTCCGCTGGAGTTGATTACGAATATCGCACTTACAGTCAGTGAGGCTATCGGCGGGCTGAATAAGGAGGAAACTGCCGATGTAAATTTTACATCAAACTCCAGCACGGAATCGGAGACCGATGTTCCGGATGCAACTTTGACGAAGCTAACTGTAGAGTAGGTTGTACAGATGGGATGCTGCAGATTGACGAGCGACGGGTGGGGGATTGCATAGAGCCTATCTATGCTACCCACTGCCCGTGGAAAGATGTATCCGAACTGAGCGTTTACTTGAATGGGCTATATGCTCATTACAAAAATGGATTCTCATTCCGTGCAGGCGGGCTTGAGGATCAACCTGTTTGGTACATATCTGCGATGGGCGTGATTGACAGAAAAATAGCCGAGCTTGACGCGGCTAAAGAAAAGGCGAGCAGTAAAAAGAATGGCAAACACTGATCAGAAAATCTTAGAGGTTGTACTAGAGCTGAAAGACAAGCTCAGCAAGCCGCTGACTGACGCTGGTAAAAAGGGCGTCACTGCTGCGCAAAAGACAGCCGCCGCGTGGAAAAAGACGGGCAGTCAGATGGCGGGCGTCGGCAGAAAAATGACGATGGGCTTGACGTTGCCTATCGTCGGCGTCGGCGCTGCGATCATTAAGCTCGGCATTGACTTTCAGAACTCGATGAATCGCGTGCGTGCATTGTCAGGTGCCACCGCTGAAGAGTTTGCGAAGCTACGTAAGCAGTCCAAAATGCTTGGCGAGACCACGGCGTTTACAGCCAAGCAAGCCGCTGATGCACAGAGCTTCCTCGCAATGGCGGGCTTCAAGGCTGTGGATATTATCGGCGCGTTGCCCGGTGTGTTGAACGCTGCCGCCGCTGGTCAGATTGATCTAGCGACTACTGCCGATATTGCGTCTAACATCCTGACTGGTTTCGGCCTTGAGGCCACTGAAATGACGCGCGTAGCGGATGTAATGACTAACACATTCACTAGCGCCAATGTTGATCTGCGGATGCTTGGCGAATCAATGAAGTTCGTAGGCCCGATTGCATCATCATCTGGGCTTGTGTTTGAAGAGGTCGCTGCCGCTGTTGGTCTGTTAGGTAACGCTGGTATTCAGGGAAGCATGGCGGGTACGTCACTCAAGACCGCTATATCGCTACTGATCAATCCAGGCGCAAAGGCCACTGCATCCCTTAAGAAACTCAAAGTTAGTATTGAAGGTGCGGATGGTGCTATGCTGCCGCTTGTTGATATCATCGCGCAGTTTGAAGAGGGATTGGAAGGCATGGGCGAAGTGGAAAGAACCGCTGAGCTTATGACTATTTTTGGACAGCGTGCAGGGCCAGCTATGGCCGCATTGGTGAATCAGGGCAGCGCGGCACTAGAAAGACTATCTGAGGCGAACCTGGCCTCGGCTGGCACGGCTGCGCGGATCGCTACAGAAGTAACGCCGGTATTGACGCGACTCAGTTCAGCAGTGCAGGGCTTAGGCTTGTCAATCTCAGACAGCGGACTGCTTGACGGCTTTGTCTCATTAGTTGAAGCCGCAATACCGTTCGTGCAAAATCTGGCAAAAACCAATCCAGTATTATTGAATTTCGGAGTGATTGCCGCCGGAGTGGTAGCTTCACTTGGCCCGTTGCTGATGATCATTGGGAACATAGTAGCTGCCGCGCCAGGTATTGGTGTTGCATTTACCGCCATGACTGGCCCTATCGGGATTGCTGTAGCTGCTATTGTGGCGGGCGGTGCGTTGATCATCGCCAACTGGGGTAAGATTAAATCATTTGCTGACAGCAACTTCCCGCAGATAGCACAGGCTATGGATGTTGTCAAGGCGGCATGGCTGGCATTGACTGGGCAGGGGCCGGATAAGATTCAGTCGGGATTTATCGGGCCATTGAGTGAGGCGGAGGTTAGCGCGCAAGTTCTGGCCGAAAGGATTGAAACAGTTCGCGCAGCATGGGATGCGTTGACAGGCAAAGCACCTGCTGACGGATTCGTCGGGCCGTTGACTGAGGGTGAACAAAAGGCTAGCGCGTTCGCAGAAAAGATTCAGGAAGTCAAGGATAAAATCAGTCCGACACTCACTGCCATAAGGGATAAAGCCGGTGAGGTATTCGGTTGGCTTGGCGCTGAGGCGCTGGAGTTAGTACAGCCGATCATTGATTGGTGGATGAAAAACTGGCCACTGATTAAAGAAGCATTTAGCGTTACGTTGGATGCTATCAAGATCATATGGGATAAGTGGGGGCCGCCGTTCATGGCCGCTGTTAGCATTGTGTGGGAAAGCATTAAGCTTGTCATTTCAACCGTATGGAATGCGATCAAACTTGTTGTTAAAAACGCGCTTGCTATTGTCGGTGGTATCTTCGAGGTTGGGCTGAAATTGATTACTGGCGATTGGTCGGGAGCATGGCAAACTATCGCCGATACTGCTGATACAATTGCTGCTAATACTGGCGAGTTTATATCTGGCTTCATTGATGATATTACTGAATGGTTCGAAAACGTCAATACTGATATAACGGAGTTCTGGGTTGGCTTGTGGGATGGCATATGGGCTACCGTAACTGAATTTGTAGGCAAGGTCGTTAAAGAGATCGAGACATTCGCAAAGAACGTAGTGGCTCCATTTCAATGGGCGTGGGATCTCATTGTAGGCCATTCAATCTGGCCTGACATGTGGAAAGGGATTTATGACACTGTAGATGAATCCGTGCCACGTGTCTTACAGCGCGTTACTGATCTGCATACTGAAATGGTCAGTGCGTTTACTGCAATGCAGACCGCATCAGTGGCTTCGATTATGGCGGTTACTGATGCTATCGAGCGATCATTAATAGGCTCACTGGCAACGGCCAAGCGGACAGTTAATGATGCGTTAAGTCTAGCCGCTGATGTGGCCGCCCAGTCGGGTGGTAGTGATAGCGCAGGTTGGATTCGTAACACCCCTGCTGACATTGGCGGACGGGCACTAGGCGCTGTTGCTCAACAATCACACATGGGCGTTGGGGCTGCAGCACTCGGCTTGGAGATGCGCGGTATCGGCATTATGGCCGGTGGGTATGATCCTACATACGGCGAAAGTAATGCGGCTTGCGGCCCTGGCGGTTGAGGCACGGCTGATGCGTCCGGTCTGGGCGCTACTGGTGGAGCTACTGAGCAAATCGCACAGCAAGCACAGCAGACGGCTACGCTATTCACCGCGCAGCTAGGCGATGCACTATTCACAGCGGTAAGCACTAACGATTGGTCAGGCGTGGCGGACGCGATTGTACAGCCACTCACACAGGCTATCACGTCCAGCTTTGGTAGCATGGGCGGCTTCGGGCCTGTCATCGGCGGATTCCTGGGCGCTGGAATATCAGCACTATTCGGCGGACTATTCGGCGGCAAGAAAAACCGTGGCGAGTCTACCAGCAATCCGATCTATGTATTCGATACTAACAATGAACGCGAACGGCTGCTGTCAGAAATGCTGAACGTCACGAAAGCGCAACGGTTACAGCAAGTATCGCGCGGCAATACACTACGTGGGCAAATGCGCACGACGGGTTATTAAATGTCACGTAAAGAAGTACGCATTACGCAAACTGACGATTACCCCGAATACTGCAGACGCGATTCGGGCGGCTCGGTTGCTGACGATTATGATAGCGATGTAAACGACCTGACGGGCGCTGGTAATGCGCTGTGGTCTGCTGATAGCGATATTATGTATCTAGGCTGGGATGCCATACCGGGCACCTTTGGCTACCGCGTGGGGGATACAGCGCCTGTGGTGGGGGCTATCACATGGGCGTATAGTAACGGCGCTGCCGGTTGGACTGCATTCAATGGTAGCAATCCGTTTCATGATTCCACTAATGGATTCACGGCGGACGGCTACGTTGCGGTGCAGAATCCACCCGGCGCGTCGGCGTGGGGCAAGGATACCATTGACGGCACAGATGCGTATTGGATCAAGCTCACCATCGCAAGCTATACCACTACCGGCAAGTTTCTAAACTGGCTGCGTAACATGACGCTGCAGAATCGCCTTGACGTGAAGCCTACACTTGCATCGAATCGTCAGTACAAAGATACTGGCGGCACGTTGCGAAAGCGTGATATTGTCAACACCGGAGTAACGGCGTTAAGCGTGCGGTGTCAGACGAGAGCTACGGGCGATAATCAATCCACGCCGCAAGGCCAGCCTAACCTATCATTGCTGTGGTATTGGTGGGAGAATCAATCCACGCTGTACATCGAAGATTTAGCAGTGAGTACGGTTCCCGACCTGGATATAGACGCATACTTCAAGGATTACACCGGATGGCTAGCGAGTATTCCAGGCGATGTTGAGTCGCCGTCAAAGATGAAACTTGGCAACGGCTATGAGCTGGCATTCGATATACAGTCGTCTACCGCGATACTGAGCTAAAGAAAAAGCCCCGACGAATCGGGGCGGTCTGCGACGGTTGGGGATTTGTTAGCTATGCAACCTTTAGCTTGGCACGGTTCGCTTTGGCTGACTTGATCGCCTTATGCGTGATGTGAAACCCTTTCTTATTCATCCGCAGGTAGACGCGGTGTTCTTCGGGGTGCAGATCAAAGCTGATGCTGCCACGCTGCGGCCAGTTCGCCGAGATTCGCATGTTATCACCGTAGGCCGGTACATCGCCGTTTCTGCTGGTGAGGGTGCGAAACATATCCAGGGCGCGATCCTGCCAGAAGCGATCTACCTTTGCTGTAATTTGATCTTCGCATTTCTGATTCGGGTGCATTTCGTTTCCTCCAAAGTTGCTAACTGGTCATAGTATACCACGACCTTTCAGCAATGTCAAGCTGTTTCCAGAAAATCGCGCTACAATCTCACCGCGTTGCATCTGGGCATCGTTCAATTTCCTCACGGATTATCTCTGCGCACCAATCAAACGCTACCTCATCTGGCCTAACAACGATGCCGCTATCATTGCAATAGGCGCATTTATTGAATTTGAAATCACCGTCCGCCAACGGGCCATTCCATCCGCCGAGACCCTTACATTTGGGGCAGTGCATGAACTCAGTGCCGCGCTTTATCGCATCCAGCCGCGCCAGCGTGCGGGTGAATACAGATAGCGGGATCATCTTATGACTTGTGTTATCAGTTGCCATCACTGTTTCACCGCGTCATCTGCAGCGTCGGCGGCAGCAATCATAGCGGCGGCAATGATGCGAGCCTGTGCGGGCGTGAACGAGTCCCCGCTATGGCCTAGCCCGACATATACATCTGGGCCTAGTTCCGGATCGTCAGATTGACCCTCAATATAGAGCGCGGTATCACCCTTGCCTGTGAAATGTGCCTTGTATTCCATCACTGTTTCACCGCGTCATACACTACCACTACCGCGCCGCCGTCGCCGTCGGGGAACTTCAGCGTGAGGTAGTCGCCGTTGCCTGACTTGATAAACGTCCACTGACCATACAGGTGCGGATCATCGTAGGCGGAAAATATACGATCAGAATTGTATACCTGTGTGTTGGCGATAACCGGATGGCTGCGTTTACGAAACTCCATTACATCGTCATTCAGACTTTCGCTGATAGCAGGCGGCAATGTCAGCAGACCCCATCTATTATCAGGCTCGGAATGCATATAAATCTGCACGTCTTCCGGCCAGCTATCGGGCACGTCGCCGCGCGCAGTCAGCAGCCAATCGCCGCCAAGCGTTTTGACTGGCGGATCGGGCGGATCATTCACAGGCGAACCGCCGCCGCAACTCACGGCGAGTAAGATTACCAGCACTAAAATGTATTTGTACATAATATCCTCCAATCAGAATGTAACACATAACGCGGAGATTGTCAAGTCACCATGAGCAAACTAGCAACATTCTCCAATCCGGTCAAAAATTACAACGGTGCGGGCGGTGCGGAAACCACCGTGCCCGTCGCGCGTCTGGAGATTCACCAATCGTTCGGTGAAATATCCGGCGTCACGTTGCGAGTCGAGACTGACGCTGCCAACGTGTATAACCTGGACTCAACTGATACCAACGCATTGCAGCTACATTCGCAGGTGGTAGTTAAGGACGGCGCGGACTTCTGGTTTCGCGGCGTTGTGGCCGCCAAGCCATACTACGAAGTATCACAGGCCGCTGACGGATCACCGGCCCGCCATATAGTAGTGGAATGCGACGGGAACGAACAAGGGCTTACACGCGCCGCTGTGACGGACTCAGCGGGCAACGTGCGTTGGAGTGTGGCAACGTCCACCGTGCTAGTCGGTGAAAGCGCACCTAGTTATTTACCGCTGCAATCCAGCGGCGAGTTTGGTTCGTTCGATGTTGACACTGATACGCTATGGCCTGATCCGGCAGACGCAGAGGGCGCGAAATGTTATGTGCAAGATGGCGATAGCGCAAGCGATACAATCCACGCCGAAATACTGATAGGCACGGCTGCACCGTTTGACGTTGAATTTACAACAACTAATCAGGGATTCCCGCCGCAAGGCTGGCTGAAAATTGGTACTGAATGGATGTATTATGAGGGCTATGACCCGACGGGCGGCAGTGATAGATACAAGGTCAACGTGAAAGAACGCGCGGCACTTGGCACGACGGCGGCTGGTCATGCGGCAAATGCGACTGTTACAAGCAAGGTCGGCAAACGGCTCGGCCCTGAACCTGCCATCGTTTACGAAGACCCAGCGGGCGGTACTGCATACATATCCATGCGCTACGGCGAACGATGGACGGCGCATTACAGCTACGGTTGTTTCGTCATGGCAGGCGGCGTTGAGGCGGGCGCTACATATGCGACGACATGTTACTACTATGATGCTGACAAGGTGCTGGACGCGGGATCGACCGTCTACTCACTGCCAGATATTATTCGGCTGATCGTCACGACTCCGCTTGCTTACGGCGGTTCAGGCTTTGTGCTCGCTGATCTAGGCGATGAGTTCGATTACGTCTCACCGTCTGCTGAATATACAGCGATGGCACTTGTCACACGGATAACGCGCTATGACTACAATCCGCAGCGTAACCCTAAGACGCAATGGCTAGCTGCGCAAGGGCTGATTACGTCGCTCGGCTTGACTGATGAATACGAGTTTGTATACAATCACAGCGAGGGTAAGTTACGCCTGCTGGAGATTGCTAACGGCGTTGTAGATCAGACTATCACTGGAGTGGATAGGCTAGAACAAGAGACCAGCATTGCCGATGTATACAGCGCGGTGAGGGTGGAGTATACGCACGATCAAGACCCTAACCTTGCAAGTCATACTTTTGCGTGGCATGAGGGCGCGGCGGCGGCGGGGGCGAAGCCTGATACGTGGTATTACTGCACTGAGGGCGCGGAAGGTTACGGCAAGGGAACGAATACTACCAGCACGGCGGCAGGTGCAAGTGCATTCGGCGCGGCGGCTACAACTGATGGTAAGCTAGATAGTAAGTTACTCGCTGAAGTATTCCACGATCCCGCTGCTGATTTTCCGCATACGATGTACTGGTTTGGCGCGGGCTCGCCGTCCGTTGACCTTGACGAAATCGTATTACGGGTAAACGCTTATCGTTCGACTGAGGATCGCACACGTCACAACACAGACGAAACCTACGTACTGCGCATAGATGGCTGCACTGATTTTAATGACGCAACTCACACCGGCACATGGCAGAATCTCGGCACTAAGCTACAGGGTACAGCCAAAGGTAATATCGGGCGTACTGCCAAGACTGTAGAGCTTAATCTGAAACAGTTTGCATTACCGCAAGTAAACGCAGTACGTGTGGTCTGGGAATACATGGCGGGGCCGGTAGATAGCGGGCATAAGTACTGGGCGGCAATCCACAACATTCGCATTATGGGTAACATCACAAAGTATGCTCTAGTGCAGACTACGGATGATGTACTGAACAAAACATTGCCGCAGTATCTCTATGACGTGAACGCGCATGTGAAGTTACGCGGCGGTGTGAATGCCGACGGATCAGCGGGTGCGCAACGTGTACACAATATCAACATTGGCGCGGCATCCGAAGCGGCAGCGTTGACCATCGGGCGTGCGTATCTTGAGTCAAGCCTGATCCTGTATAAACAGCATAGCTACAGTTATCCAGGTGTGCTAGCCTCAAAGCCTGAACTTGGCGATACGATTGCCACTGATGAGGACGGCGGCGGTGTGGATTACACCGGAGTAATGCGCGAGTTTACAATCTCAGTAGACGGCGAAGCGACGACAATTGACTATACAGTATTGAACTATGCAGCGAGTAACATTAGCTAATGTCTAAACCAAAGATCAAACGCCCAGCACTGAATGATGTGCCGGATATTATCGACCTGATCGAACAAGTATCGGGTGATGATGCGCCGGTATCACCTGCGACTTTCACGTCCGCTGGATTCCAGAATGCAGACACACAACCAGGCGGCAGTGGCGGTGATTATTTCACGCTTGCCAAGGCTGGCGAAACTGCGTTAGTTGACGACGTTACGCTGTCTGAGGGTTACGGTGTACTGCTCACGCAAGCTGCTCAGGATATTGAGATAGCTGTAGATGACCTGTGGCCCACACGTCCTGAATGGAATCAGAACGGCTTCGATGATCGCACACTCAGCACCCTGACCTGGACGGACACCGGGCCTGATCGCACGCTCAGCATCCAGCCGACTGGCACTGACTTTAACTACTGGGTAGTTGGAGTGAAATATACGGCGACTGGCGACACGGTGCAGATTGATAATACCGAGGGCGTGCATGCAATCTACTACGATGGCGCAACGCTTACTGCGCTTGCCAATCCTACTGTTGAGAACATCTCCGACCTGATCCGCAACTATGCTTTGGTGAGTTTCATCTACTGGGATGCGTCAACACCGGAGGGAAACTACATAGGCGAGGAGCGGCACGCCGAACGCATGTCGCCGGATACTCACGCCTATTTACACTTCGCTTTAGGATTGCAATACTTCAGCGGGCTTGGCCTGAATACGTTTAGCGTTGACGGTGGCGGGGCAACCGCCGATGCACAGTTCGGCGTTGACGTTGGCGCTGTCGCTGATGAGGATATTTATCTACCTATCAGCGCAGTATTGAGTACCACTGGATTGCCAGTCTATCATTTAGATGGCGCTGATGGCAACTTACGGCAGACTGTGGTAGCTGGATTCAGCGCGCGGACGTTCGATAATACATCCGCTGACAGGTTGGCTTGGAATGAGTACACAGGCGGCGCATGGCAACTTACCGAAGCTGACAGTGGCAAGTATGTTCTTTACCATGTATTCGCCACAACTGAAAAAGATAAACCCATGATCTCACTGATGGGGCAGGCTACCTATGGCAACAAGCCAGCGGCGCGCGAGGGTGCTAAAACTGAAGTGCTTAGCTTGGTCACTAATGATATTCTGCTGCCAGAGATTCGCCCTATTGCCACGGTGATTTACCAGACCAATACGGCATATGCGTCTGCTATTAACGCGCGGATTGTCAGCACTGATGAGGGCGACGATTACATTGATTGGCGTAGTGAAACGATCAGCCGTGTAGAGGTAAGCACTAGCGATCACGGGCAGCTTTCAGGGTTAGACGCTGGCAATCGAAAGGTTGGCAATCACACACACGCGGTACAACGCTATACAGATACTTCACCGCCGGATGCGAACGATGATAACGTAGGTACGGGCGGTAACGGCACATTCTTTACTGGCGATACTTGGGTAGATACAGCAACTGACATAGCCTACAAGAGCGTTGACGATACGGCCACCGCTGCGGTGTGGGATCAAATCAACGTAGCGTCCCTATGGCAACGTAACGGCGTTGTGCTTTCGCCGGCAACTGCCGATGATACGGTAGAGATTCCTAACGCCACCGATGATGAAATGTTCAAGCTGACGTATACTGGCGCTGATGTTTCAGGCCCGACGATCACCTTTGAGCATGACTCCGCAACACAGGCGAACAATGACATACTTGGCGAGCTACTATTCAGCGGCAATAACTCCACGCCCGCCATGACAGATTACGTGCGTTTGCGTGCGTATTCTGAAAACGTGATAGCAGGCTCGGAAGACGGTGGGCTTGGTATCGAAATGCAGGTTGACAGCACATTCAAAAGTGTCTTAGACCTGTGGCCTGATCGTGCAGTTATCAACGAAGACGGTGTTGACATTGACTTTAGAGTTGAGGGTGAAAACGACATCAACCTAATCTACACTGATGCGTCAAAGGATCGCATCGGTATCAGCACGGCCACACCCGCTGGAGTGTTGGACATTAACGGCAACGATAGCGCCACGGAAAAAGGCTACACGGTGCGTATCGAGCGTGACTTGGTAGACGCCGAAACTGATAAGCCAGTAGTCGAGATCATACAGGATGATGCAACCGATACCGAAAACGCACTATCAGTACGATGCGACGGCCCTGGTTACGGATTGTCGATAGATAGTGTCAAGATAAGCACGTGGGCTGACTTAGATGAACTGGGCAGCACCCCTGCCAATCCAGCGGCAGATGATTGGCGAGTTTATGCACTCGCAGATGGGCTGTATTATCTGGAAGATGACGGAACTGAGACAGGCCCGCTCGGTGTGAATTACTGGCAACGCATTGGCACTGCGCTTACACCGGCCACGGTGAATGATAGGATAGAAGTGGTAAGTAGCGACACCGGGCCTATTGTAGGCGAATACACCGGCACTGTTAACGATGGGCGCGCGATGTTGGGCCAAGCTACTGGCGCAACTGGTGAAACCATTGGAGTTGAAGGTGTTTGCGCTTCGGCGGATAATGCAGCATATGAAGGCAAATTCCCGCGTGTTGTTTCTGACAATTGGCATGATATGGGGGAGTCCTCAAATACCCCCCTATCCGATGCTCCGGAAGCTGGCTATGTCCGCGCTATCGCCGGTGACGATGGCAGGCTATACGCTATCGACTCAGACGCCAATCGCCACGACCTGACGCAGCGCACGCCGCATTACTTCGCTGGCTGGACGGCCGCGCAGAATGCCGCTACCGGCAAAACGTGGGACAGCTTGAAATACCCCGCGACCGCTGTAGCGATTGGCACCGTAACTGCCAGCAATACGGGCGGATTTGACTTTACAAACGAAGGCGGCTTAACGTCATTTGGCCGCTGGACGTGGCAGGCTAACGTAGTATTCGCTGATCCTGACTACATACAATCGAATCAATCACAGGTTGCCGTCTGGAGTCCGTTCGGGCGTCAGGGTGATAACAACGATAACTGCCGCGTATACGTGCAAGCGCGCATCAGAGTAAACACCGTGGCTAACTTCGATAACGTGTACTTAGTCGTCAATGACGTTACCACTGCTGATGTACTCGCAAATACCGCGAAGTCTGCGGATCAACTCGGCAGTATGTCCGATGGCGTTTGGTACATCGCAACGCTTGCCGCTGCCGGTACTGACGTTGGCGGATGGAATGAGTGCTTACGCGCGGGCGTGTGGGCGCAAGGCGCGAGTGAGGTAGCGTTGGAAGATATAACATTACAGCTAGATATAGACTGGATTAAAGTGTACATGTACGCAGATTAGGAGGTGATATGTCACAGACTGTACGAGTAGGCGAAACGGAGGATGTTGTATTTACATTGACACGTAACAGCGCAGCATTCAACCTGACAGGCATTACATCCGCAACATTGCGGCGACAGGCGAATACTGGCGTGGAGGATTCCACTGATAATCTCACGGGACTATTGAGTGTCACTGACGCAACGGCAGGCGAGATTACACTTACGCCAATTACAACATGGTGGGCTGATGAGGTTGACCACTACGATGTATACATGGATGTTGTAAAGAGCACAAAGCTCTACACATTTTCACGCACTACTCAGGAGAGATTTCTGGTAGTGGATAAGTTTAGCTAGGAGGCTATCAACACATGGCTAGTTTTGTAAAATACGATCAGTTTGTAGAGGATTTGGGTGCGGCATTCCACGACTTTCCAAACGACACACTCAAACTCGCATTGACCAACACCGCGCCGACGGTTGCGACTGACGCTCTGCTGGCTGACATTACCGAGATTGCAGACGGCAACGGGTATTCGACAGGCGGCGGCACTGTTGCGGGTACAACGTGGTCTGAGACTGCCGGTACTGCCACGCTTGCTGGCACCGATCACGTATTCACGGCTGCAGGCGGAGCGATTGCACAGTTCAGGTATGTCGTGCTGCTAAATAGCTCGTATGCCGGTAGCCCGTTGATCGCGTATTGGGATTACGGCAGTGCGGTGGATGTTGCAACAGGCGAGACATTCACGGTCGATTTCGGTGCGAGCATTCTGACGGTGGCTTAGCATGGCATACACCGACTACAAATGGGCGGCGGTACATCGCTTAGACGGTGTGCATATCGACTGGGCGGACGTGAAATTCTACAGCGAGTGTGAATACGTTGCCGCGGTGGATGAAGATGGCAAGTCATATCAGAAGTACGTTCGCGGTAAGCGTGTGCATCCGCGTGATCCAGTTATCAGCGCAAAGGCACCCGACTGGTCGGCGAAGTACACGCTCGAATCTTTGGACAAGGCAAGCAGCGGCGAGCTGTCCATTGTTGCTATCAAGGACAATTCGTTCATCATCTCCGGTGATTATGAGTCTAAGTTCACGCCGCAAACTGACAAGGACGGCACTCCAGTTCCGCTGAAATTTTACACACTGCGACCGTCAGCCGGTGCTGAATATTGGACTGTGGATAGCGCCAAGATCAGCAAGGAAACCACCGTACTCAAGGTCAAGGAAACCATCACTGACAGCACAGTTGAAGGCGTGGTTGAGGATGGGCGTCCGGCAGTGAAGTTCACCGAAAAAGACTTCGGCAAGATCAGCACTGACGATGAGCTGCGGACGTTCTGCAATGGTCAGATTGCCAAGCTGAAAACGCTGTACACCGTGATCTCCAAGCAGGTCGTGAAGCTGGAGGCGAAGTAGTGTGCATCTGTAGCGCAGTAGAGGAGGTGGATGTATCAGCACGTTGACCGTATATCCTGATGCTGGCACTGGCAATACTACGGTGGATGGCTATGTGCAGTCATCGGCAGATGCAATATGGGCAACCATCAGGGCGGCGGCTGGCAATGGCAGCGGCGATACTAATGCCACAGCTTACCTGGCCCTGCAGGCCACTACCACGCAAGATGAATGGAGTTTACTTAGGCGGAATATATGGACGCTGGATACGTCGGCACTGACAAGCGGAGCCAGTATTTCCAGTGCAGTGTTCAGTTTATGGTTTACACAAAAGAGTGACCCATTTACTGATTCGATTGCACTTGTCGGCAGCACTCCGGCAAACAACAACGCCATAGTCAATGCTGATTATGCTCAAGTCGGCACCACGCTATATGCAACAGCAGTCGCAGTATCTACTATTACAGCTAATGACACTGTATATACAGATATTACATTAAACCCAGCAGGCATTGCCGCAATCTCTAAAACCAGCATTACCAAACTTGGCGGACGCTATGAATCTGACCGGAGCAACACAGAGCCGAGTTGGTCTAGTGGCGGATTTGCATACACGGAAACGAGGTGCGCCGACGAAGCAGGCACCGACTACGACCCTAAACTAGTCATTACCTACACTGTAGGCGGGTCAACTTACACACTGCCCGCAGTTGGCGGTGAGTTTCACGAGACTGGTACTGCCGCTGATCTACTGCACGCATACCTACTTGGCGCAACGGGCGGCACGTATGCACTTACCGGCACGGCGGCGGGGTTGTACTACGGATTCACTATGGCTGCTGATGCTGGTAGCTATACCGAGACGGGTAGCGCTGCGGGATTGCTGCACGGTCGGAAAGTTACGGCAACAGGCGGCAGTTATGCGGAGACGGGAACCGCTGCGGACTTACTGCACGGTTATCTACTGGGCGCGGTTGGTGGCACGTATGCGGAAACTGGTAGCGACGCTGGGCTGTACTATGGATTCACGATGGCCGCTGCCGCTGGCGCTTATGTCGAGACCGGCACTGCCGCTGATCTACTGCACGCATACCTACTTGGCGCAACAGGTGGCACGTATGCGGAAACTGGTAGCGACGCTGGGCTGTACTATGGATTCACGATGGCCGCTGCCGCTGGCGCTTATGTCGAGACCGGCACTGCCGCTGATTTATTGCACGCCCGCAAACTTGGTGCGACCGGTGGAGCTTATACCGAGACTGGCACTGCCGCTGATCTGTTACGCGGGTATCTAGTTACGGCGACCGGTGGAGCTTACGCGGAGACCGGCACGTCGGCAGACTTGCTGCACGGCTATCTAGTCACGGCAAACGGCGGCACGTATGTAGTCACCGGACAGACCGCTGACTTGCTGCGTACTTATCTGCTGACCGCTACAGGTGGTAACTATAATCTAGTCGGCTTCGATGTAACACTGACGAAAGGCGGTTCGACCTATACGCTGACTGCGGACGGCGGGACGTATATTGTCACCGGCACGTCGGCAGACCTATTGCATGGCTGGTTGACAAGTGCCGACTCCGGCGTGTATAATCTCGTTGGCAGCGATGTTACACTTACCAAGGCCATCGTCGGACTTGCAGGTGTGCTGGTGATGACCGTCACCGATATGCCGACTAACACAATGACGATTACCGCGTTGCCGACTAATGAAATGGACGTTGAAGTGTAATCTACACTGTAGGGGTTGACATGGGCAACGGCGTTGCAACTGAAGATTGGGTAAAGGAAAAGCTAGGTAAAATGAGCGGAGACATGGGCGAGATGGAAAAGTTTCGCGCAAGTCAGGAAACCACAAACGACTACACTGAAAAGAGGTTATGTGCTTTGGAATTGCGCGTGAACTGGATTTTAACTACAACGATTCTAACGCTAGTCGCTGTGACGGCAGGTATTGTTTTTAAGTAGAGGAGTGTACTATGAAGCGTATCATTATAATTTGCATTGCAGCTATCCTGCTGGCAACTCCAGCGGTAGCTAAAGAAGACACGTACTGTATGTATGAGGAAATCGCCACGATCATTCACGAGTATGTTCCGATTGCCGCTGGCATTCTGAGATCGCTCGATGTGGATTTACCAGACGGATTGCCGATGATCACAGCCGAAATCGGCGGGCTGCTGACTGACTTGCGCAGCGCTTCGATGGGCGACGATCCGGATGACGCCGTTAAGGATGTGCTGTTTGCATACGGGCTAGAAAAAGCCGCCGAGAATCTGAGCGATGGTGACTGGGTTGATATCTGGACAGGTATCAGCCGTGTATCGCCCGTTATGACTGCGGTGTTCTATCGCGTCAACGAGTCAGGCGTGCCAGAGGGCTACCTGATCCGCATTGCTCACTACCTGATGGTGCGTGGCGATATCCAGTTTGACGATGGCGAGATTATCACCACGACCGCACTGCTGAATAAGCTGCTGGCTACGCTGCCGAATGCAACGTTCACGCCTGCTGAAGAGGACATCGGCATGATCTGGCTAGCTGAAGAAATCGCAGCCGCCCGTAATGCTATGCGGGGTGACTTGACACCTGGCGAAGTCCATGCTATAATGCCAGATGTTTCGATGAGCAAAACCACAGAGTCTAATTGATCGGACTGTTAATGGTCTGGAGGATCATCATGGCTATGCCGATTACGTCAGGGGAATTTGACGATCTGCCGCTAAAATCAAAGCGGTGGATACGGCGACGGTACGTCAGGAGGGCGAATGCTAAATCATCTAAGGGAAGGCGACGTTGTAGGATTTGTCGCTAACCGCTGGAATGTCGGACACAACTTCATTCGCGCTGGTCAACTCTACAACGGCGGGGATAACAATGGATTTCACAACATCGTGCATATGGGGATCGTTGTGCAGGTTGACGGCGTGCTGTCACTCGTAGAGTTTACAGTCACTAAATTATTCCCGTGGCCGAAAGGCGGGATGGTGATTACTCCGCTTGCTGACAGGCTGGCCGCGTATCCTTTCGGAGCGGTCGGCTTTTTCCTGAGCAAAACAGCTAGCGCGAAACTCAGTACTCACGGATTGCGGCAGTGGATTAAAGATCACCGTCACGATACATACAACGTATGGGGGCTGGTCTTTGCGATCATGCGATGGTTTGTCGGCTGGCGCTGGGCGGGTAAGCTATTCTGCTCAGAGGCCGTGAGAGACGCATTAAGCTACAGCAACGCATGGAATGGGCAGCGGCACGCACTAGCACTGGGAGGCCCGCGCAAGGTCAACGCACGCATTGAGCCGCAACGCTGGAGTCCGCGTGATATTGCGGAAGCTGGAGTATTTGAATACTGGGAGGTGCTCGATGAATAAAATCGCTGAGCTATCTGGCAACATTCACGATGCTGGATATTGCAACACCTTACGCAAGCGCGCGCGCAAGGTCACTAACGGAGCGCCAAGCTGCGCAACATTCCTATCGCTTGTGTTACTGGACATTGGAATGATAGATGAGGTGCGAACATGGACTTCTGATATTGTAGGCAATGTCGATGGCCCTGGCAGGATAGAACGCGAGCAGAACATTACACGTGTGATGAGGCCGCGCGACGTTAGGGCGCTGGATATTATCGTGACGATGGACTTGAACAATAACAAAGCGCCGGATCACGTCGGCTTTGCACTGACTGCCGCGCAGGGTAAAGACCTTGGCAATCCGTTTGTGAAGTTCTGTGATAACCAGGGTTTGTACTGGCGCAACCTTGGTAAGTCAGGTTGGTATAAAGGTAAGTACGTCGCAAAAACACCGATGGCTTACGCGCTGCGGATTGACGCTGCGCCGTTTACTGATGAGGCACTTACCGCGCAACGGCAAGCGTTGGTAAACATGCTGCCAGCGATATACGAGATTGCCGATGCCCCTGATGTGCTGAGCGAAGAGACGCGAGGTTTACTGAATAGGTTTAGATTCTCACCGGAGTTGCGTAACCTGAAACCAAAGGAGTAGCCTATGGAGATTACTACGGAACCTATTGACGATATCATCTGCCCCGATGAGCGCCCCGCTTACATCTACATATCCGGCCCCATGACTAAGCCTGGATTCGAGCTATCCCAAAAGATCAGTAAAGAGGTTGCCAGAATAGAGGGCAAATTAGTTGCCGCCGGATTTGCTGTATTTAGCCCGTGGGGGTCGGTGAACCACATTGAAAACTGGGATGGCACTTGCGAGGCTGATCATTCGGATTGGATAGAGGCGGATTGCGAATGGCTATTTGCTATGTATGCAATGCGTGAGTTTGGCTTAGCTGAAAGTGCGTCTATCCTGATGCTGTCCTTTGATAGCGATGGCAAGATAGATTATCATTGCATGTATCCGTGGCAGGATTCCAAAGGTGCGCGTACTGAATACGAGTATGCTGCAAATCGTAACTTCGATTTATACGAGTGGGCTGAAGATGGACTGCTGGAAATGAATGGAGGTGACGCGTGAATAGCGTAAAGTGGCGTGACGATGTACTGAAATTCTGCTTGACGTTCGATGATGATATGACGTGGGCGGATAGAGCTGATGCGCTGAACGATAAGTTCGGTTCGCCCGATACGGTCTACAACTCTAACGATGTCCGCAAGTCACTGACGGGCGCGTGTGCTGATCGACTACGCGGAATGTCTGACGTGCCAGAGGATAATACAGGGCTGCGCTATAAGCTGTCCAGGTATCTAGCTAAAGCGCGCACAGTTGCCGACATTGGACGCAAGTTCGAGCTTACGGAGCATGAGGTAGGGATTGCGTTAGACGACGACTACGGCGAGCTTGAAATACATCTAGGCCGTAATGACTGGAATGACCAGACATACATCCTGCTACCCGAATGGCGCGATGAAATCAAAGTATTGCCGCGTGAGTGGTCATGTTACATCCAGCGTGATGAGCTGACCGATACTCCGATTTACCAAGCGGTTACGTTGAAAGATACAACGGAGCGTATCAAGATCATCCCGATAGGCGACGTGCATCTTGGACACCGTGCGCACCTTGCCGAAAAATTCCAGGCGACTATCCGTTACATCCAGGAGCATGAGGGTGTGTACTGGTTTGGCGGCGGCGACTTTATGGAAAACGCGCTTGACGATGGGCGCGGCATGACGTATGACTCAGACGTTAGACCACGCACGCAACTCCAGCAGATAACGCACCTGATCGCACCGATTGCGCATAAGTGCTTATTCCTGCACGCGGGAAACCACGAGGATCGCACTAGCAAAAAGACTGATCAATGTCCGCTGGATATTATCGCTGATAAACTCAACATCCCTTACTACCACTACCCTATGCGAATGCGTGTACAATGGGGTGATTACGATTGGGGATTCAATGTACAGCACGGGCGGTCTGCTAGTCAGACGAAAGGCGGCAAGATGAACGCCGCTACCAAGCCCCGCAACTTCAACGACTTTGTAGAGTACATTGTCAGCTTCCATGTACATGATGCGATAGAGAATATCGTCACTTGCTTATGCGAGGATAAGGCGAATAAGCGGCTGTACATGCGGAAACAGTACGTGCTTATCGGGCAGTCATACCTTGGGTATTTCGGAACGTATGCGCACAAAGCAGGGTGGGAGCCGCCTGGAATGGGCGGGGTAGGCATCCACATATACCCCAATGGCGGATATGATGCGAAGTTCACAGGCGAAGATGATGAATCGTGGGAGACGCGGTAATGGTGACGTATACTTACTACTGCAATGCCTGTGATTGCAAGTTCGATAAGCAGTATAAGACTATGATGGAAGCCAAAGCCCCGAGGTGTCCGCGCTGCAAGTCACGCAATATCGAGCGTATATATGATGCCCCGAGTATCAAGTTTAACGGCCCCGGATTCTATGTAAACGACGGAGGCAATAATGGCAAAGGGTGATTACGAAACAAAGGACAGCGGCAAGCGTGAGCAATTCGATACAGGCTCGCAGCGTGATACCCGCGATGGCAAGGGTAGATATGACCTGATACCACAGCGCGCGCGTAGGCGGCTTGCGTTGCTGTATGAGAGGGGCGCAAAAAAGTATGGTGATAACAACTGGAGACTAGGCCAGCCGAATAGCAGGTTTATGGACTCACTGTTACGCCATGCTGACGAAGCCGCGCAGGGCATGGTAGACGAAGATCATTTAGCTGCCGTGGTATTCAACGCATACGCGATCATGGATCAACAGGAGCGCATAGCAGAGGGTACACTAGACGCCGTGCTGGATGATCTGCCGTGATAGCTGAGACTGCCGAGTTGATTACTGGCTAGTCCTTATCGTGCAACTTGTTCTGCAGGATACTCCGCACTCCGCAAGCATACCAAGCCACCCCGCCGCGTTTCGTCGGCACGTGGTCATTATTCAGCTTATCCGCGATCCGGCCATAGCTGATACCAGCGGCCCGCATATCCCGCATATCCTGAATCACCGCTAGCTCGGTTGCATTCGGCTCTAAATTATATTTGACCTTATCGCCAATCTGTACCGGCACATGATCGAAACCATAAACAGGTTGCGCACAGTGCGCACGGCCCGTTGCGCGGCATTGCTCAAATGCAGCTAATACCCTGTCGCTGATCTGATCTGATTCAAACTCTGCAAATGCCGACAGAATGTGAAACAATAATTTACCCGCACTAGATGTTGTATCAAGATTTTCCGTTGCCGAAACAAAGTCAGCACCAATAGCTTCTAGTTCTATGAGCACATGGCACGCATCCATTAACGACCTTGCAAGCCTTGACAGCGAGTAAACTACCAAAGCGTTACCACTACCTAACGCAGCTATAGCTTCGCGCAATGCTGGCCGATTATCAGCCCGCCTACCGGACGTTCCGCGTTCAATGTAAACGGCGGTCATAGTATAGCCTGAATACTCACACCATGCCTGCGCACGTGTACACTGTGCGGCTAGCCCCATACCCTCGATTGATTGACGCTTAGTTGACACTCGTATGTAAACGATAGCTTGTTTCATATTACTCACGACATTTACCCCGCAACCGCTGCGCAGTTTTGATACGCACGCGCTTGTCAGTATCCAGATTGCGCGCATCCCATCCACCGTAACGCGACTCCGCTTCGATCTTCACGCGGCAAATAACGCCGCTGACCTTTGCTAAATACACGTCGCCGATTGTCACTTCTGATCGCTTCATCTCACGCTCCTAGCTGCATTAACCATCGCTGAAACGCTGGCCACCATCTCTCCACTGCCAGCAAACATCCACATAATACCACAAACTGTAGTAGCTCAGTCATCGCGTGCCGCCAGTCGGCTTTGCGCGTCTGCCGTTGCTGCGCGTTCGGTTGCGTGTAGCGTTGGGTTGCGGAGCATTTGCTGAGTGAGTAGCGTTCCGTGAATGATGTACTGCAGTCTCTCCAGATTCACCTCATAGCAAATGTCGCCAAGCTCGGATAGCTCCGTGGGGTCTTCGACTACCCAGAACGTATCATCGCCGCTGATTGTCCAGTTGCTCATATCATCCTCCAATGTTACTCTGCGCTGATCGCGCCGCCGGTCTTGTCATGCAAGATATTCATTGCCTGATCTAGTCCGTCCGCGCGTCCGCTGAAATAGTCAATATCTCTTTGCTCAGTTGCCTCATGCGCTTGTTCCAGTAAGTGGTCTCTTAGCCCACGCATTGCATTCATTGCCAATTGCATCTGTACAACGTGCATATCATCCTCCAATACTTAATTCGACAGCTTGTATAGTTTCGTCTGAGTCTCCGCCATGTCCACGATCAGCGCCTGGATCGTATCCAGTGCCTTGACTCCCGCATACTCGATGGCCCTGATAATCTTTCTAGCCTCGTGGAGCCTGTCCTCTGCTTCGTGAATCTCGGCTGTCTGTGTTGCTGTCATGGTGAAACTATAACATGTACCTGTGATAATGTCAAGGGGTTATCTGAAATAGCTAGACTTCTTTCCACTGGCACTTACCGCGCGGCGACTCTATCACCTTGACAGCTTCCATCAGTCCGTCACGATGAAACGGCACCCGCACTCTGTAGATAACGCGCCACTGTCCGTTGACAAGCTCCGCTGGGCGTTGATCTGGCAGATATTCTGCGATGATAGCAATGTCTCGATTTGTGCGCCTGACATTATCCCCCACCGCCGGATGTTTGCTTGCATGTATGATCTTGTCACTCTGGCCTGGGTACATCTTACTTGCCCCTAGCGATAATGTGCAGGTCGTCAAGGTTGGTGCTGATGAGGCCCGCTGTCCATTCGTTCAGTCCGCTTTCGTTTGCAATCAGCGCGGTGGTCAGCTTGATAATCTCAGCTTTGACCTGCTCCGGTACGTCACATCCGAGCGTCTCGTGAATGCGATTTGCGCCAGCGGCGATCAGTTCTTTATGATTCAGCGTATACTCAGTTTCGCCAGCTTCGGCGGCGGCGAGTAGCATGTCGATTGCGCATCCCTCAGCCAGTCCGCGTACTGACTCAGCCAGCCCGATTAGGTGCTGCTGTTTCGTTTTGCTATCCGTCTGTGTTTCACTTGTCATGGTTCTATTATAACCGTTATTCTGTAAATGTCAAGGGGTTATCCCAAATCATCCTCCATTTACTAACGATTCCTTCACTACCACGCCGCGCGCCTCACAGTACAGCCGCGCATCATCCAGGCTATCATGTGAGTCTAGGTACTCAAGGCTGCGTAGCCCCGGCACATACACATACACGTCATAACTCGATACGCTGTTGCTGATCGGCGTCTCGATGATCTTGTATAGCTTATCCATGCGTCACCTCCTTAGCCACAATATAATGATCCCAATAGATTTGGGATGCCGACATACCCGGCAGACACGCCTCGCTGGATGTGTCGATACCCTGCAACGCATCAGCGATGATACGCTTGTTGATCTTGTCTGCCTCTTGTGATTTGGTCATGGTTGCCTCCGATAATACTGAGAATCTGGTATATCTTCACTCATGCCCCGAAGGGTCGGTTAGCTTAAGCCAACCAGCCCTGTGGAATGACCAGCGCTATAGAGTGCGCTGGTGGCGATGGCGGTGGAGCGGAGATCGTTCTCCACTTCAGTGTACAGGCGAGTGCGAAACTCGCGGGTGTTCTGCGCGCCTTCGATCCGGGCGACGTTCTCCCAGGTGGCGGGAACGATGAAGCCATCGAGGATGGCGATGCGGAGGATGGTGAAGGTTGTGGTAGTCATTGCTGACCCCTTGGAAAGATTTGAGGGTATATCCCTCTACCAGATTCCCCGATTCTCTTGGTCTGTTCACCAGGTTCATCGGGTGCTTTTTTATTCGGAGTTGGGTTTGTCTCCCCAGTTCCCCGCCCCTTTTTCAAGGTTCGATCTTGCGATCTAGTAATATGATAACATGGTAATTTTAGTTTGTCAAGGGGTTTACGAAAAATAGCCAGCGTAATTTCACCGCTGTACTTTCGGCCTGCCGCCCTTGCTGCGCGGCGCGTCACGATACGCCTCAACGTCTGCCTTGCTGTAGCGATTACGTCCGTCACGCGCGATTGTGCCAGCACGTACTAGCTGTCCGATACGCTCACGTGATAGCGGCAAGGTTACGCTAACTTGCTTCATTGTGATGTATTCGATCATACATCCTCCCGTTGATCGGCGAGCACTTCAAACAGCTTGCCGAGGTTGCGCGGCTGGCTGAATAGCACAAACACAAACGCCGCCCACGTTGTGACCCTTGCCACGTAATGAAATCTGCTACAACGATTGCTGCCCATGTATACACAGTATGCGCCTTGCTTGTTGGCACTGATATCATCCAGCAATCCGATGCGTATACCTGCATTATGCCAGCCAATCACTAGATCATTTACTTTCAGCTTTGCCGCGTCTTGCCTGTCTAGCAAGTTTACAGCGTGGCGGATTATCCAGCGTTTCATATCACACCTCCAAGCGCTCTGCGATAATGTGCTTTACCATATATGCCCCGCGTGCATCATCTGTGGTTTCACACCATTCTGCGATGGCTACCAGCGTTGCGTGCGCCCTTGCCATGTCGTCAATGTTCAAATCAGTATTGATCATGCGTTCCAGGCCGTCTCTGATCTTGTCAGCTATATTGCTCATGTTACACCTCCTCGTGTGTACTAAATGTTCCTGTCGCCGTATGTGATATGCGCCTCTTGTACTGGCAGATTCACATACCATCCGTCCGCGTCATGCTGTAGCCGCAGTATCATACCGTTGTAATCAATGTACTGGAAATCCAGCGGCCCTTGCGTTGTCATTGGAGTGAACGCCAAGCATACGTCAAACTCAGAGATTTTCTCACGTTCCATATTCACTTCACACCTCCTCAGCGTCTAATGCAGCTTCCATAGCGTTGTATGCTTCAAGCCATTCCTGACGAATATGTAACTCCTCGGCAATCGCGCTTCTGATGTTAAACATCGCCGCGTTGTATGCTGCACAGTGATCCAGGCAGTCATCATCATCATGCATCGGGAATAGATCACTCATGCCCAGTATGCGTAGTACTGCCGCGCGGCATCGAAATAACATCCACCATTTTCGGGCGATCTTGAATATTTCGAATCTGTCTGGTACTTTCATCATCACACCTCCTCAGTGTATGTACTGTAGTCTACTTGCCGCCTAGTGTGTATCTGTCAGGATGCGCAGCGATTGTGCAATAGACGCAAAGGATACGTTGATGCCCTCCAGGGATTCCGCAATCTTGTCTGCGCTGGACAGGATGACGCCCCGCCCTTTGCACTTATCGCATTGCTGATATTCTCCTCGCACACTATATTGTCCCGCACCGCTACATTTGTCACATGTCATATCCACACCTCCATTACTATTGTCAGCAGTCTAGCTACTGTGTGCCTGCACGCTGATCGGATAATCATGGGCTGCGCATTCCAGTCGCTCACCTGGCTGCATAACATCAGATCGTCCGGTGTCATAACTGACGATAATCTCAGCGGTTGCCTCGTATATGTCTGTTGCCGCGTTGTCGCCCGGTATTGTTGGTTCACGTCCAACGCCGATCCACTTCAATAATCCACTCACGTCATAACCTCCTGAAATATATGCACTAGACTAGCTAGTGTGCGCTCCATAAACGTTCAGTGTACTTTGCCGCATCACGATCATTTGCTGCCCTGAAATATTGACGCCTGCCATCGCGTGATACCACGGCATACACATGATTTTCGTATTTCATCAGCACTGCTTCAATCTCCATTTCTATGTACCTCCGTTGTCAACTGATCTAAGTATAACGCAGTATTTTGGATATGTCAAGCAGTTAGCAGAAAATAGCAGTGGTAAATTCTAGTAGCGCGCGGATCGCGTCACGCTGTAGCCCTGCCTACACTCGCGGGGTAACTCTAGCCGTCGCCGGCCTCCAGTCAGTAGATGCTAGACCATCGCGATACGTTTCCAAGCTCTGCAATGCCCGCGTTTCCGCTTCAGCGTCCCACCATCCGCGCCGTTTCATCTTCTTGTGTGCCCAGTCCCACGCTCTTAGCTCACAGCGCATAATGTCCTGATCATCTCCGCACATGATATGCCCGATCTCATGCATTGCCACCGTGAATGTTTGCTTGTTGAATATCGCCGGTATGCAAATAGAGCGCTCGTTAAGGTTGGCCATCGCACCATATCCAGAATGCACGTGCATTTCAATCTTGCAGCAACTCAGCACAGCGTTTAAGTATCGCTTACGGCGGTGCAGGTTACGGCACATAATCATCCTCCACCTTATACCCCAACCACGCCCAGCACGCATCACACAGCGCCGCGCCGTCGCATACATGCCCCCACCCTGGTAGGATCGCCGCGCTGCAGTGGTCACAGAACGTCATGGTGACTCCGGATCAAAGTGCGTTTCGTCTGTGATGATCTGCTGTTTCGATACCCACTTATTCCAGTGCTTGTGGCATGCCTCTTCTGCGTCATCTCTGTTGCGGAACACGTGCGGCTTGCCTGAACTCCATACCTTGTCCAATTGCCCCCATGACGTATCAACGGCCAGCCACCATGCCATGATGCCGCCCAGCCTCACCCTGAACTCTTCACGCCCATCCGCATAAGCACGCCTGATAATCCGATAGCTCGGTGGTCTACTCATCATTTGCCTCCACATACACTACACTATGCAGCCATAGGTTACGCTCGCCTGTAATGAAGCGTTCACCGAACGGCTTGCCCCATATCTTCCAGCAGCGCATGAACGATTCAAACTCCGCTACTGACTCATACCCCTCAGACTTCGCTAGCCAGTATTTGCCGCTGATCGTTTGCCGTGTCCAGTCGAGCATCCCGTCAGCTTCAAATACGATGAACACCGGCGCTGTATACTCGCATAGCAATTCCATGTAAGCATTCCCTACACTCTCACCATAGCCATACATCCTATACGTATCAGGTCGCCACACCTTGCCGCGTAACGTGGTAGTTTTGTCACCCTTGGCGATTAGCCGCTGATGGAATGGTTTCATCGGTAGATCAATCATCATTTGCCTTTAGCTATCAAAGTCAAATACTATGCGGACGTTTTCAGGATCGCCGAGCGATTGCAGCCTTGGAATTGCCTCATCATAAAACGTATCGCAAATCTCGCTATGAGGCTCTTGCCACTTTATCCAAGTGTAATAGTGATGAACGCTGCGCTCCGCTTTGCCGTCAATGATCGCATTCAATTCTTCATTGCTGACAATCCGCGATGGGCCGCCGGACACGCCGCCGCTGTACTGCTGCGGTGGCCCGTATCCCGACCGGAACGCCCGATAGTGCTCCTCATCGACACATCCACACAATTCCTGTACTGCCGCCCAGTCATGCGCCAAAAGCTCGCCAAGGGTTAGCCACGATAGGCCGTGCTCTCCGATATACGGCGATTCATCGTCAACGTCTGACGCCTTTAGTTGCTCACGAAGCCCAGTGCTCATATCATTAGGCAAGCCGCGCGGCTCCGCAATCGGCGTAATTTCATACCCGTTCCGCACCCCTGCCAGAATAGCAAAGGTAAAATAATTCCGATCATCATAAGGTGCATGAATTAGATCATCTTTCCACCAAGCGTGCCACGCCTTACCTACCATCTGCCACGGCGCGTCCGAATTGCGCCGCGTCTCTACAAACATATGGATATCACAGCCCATATCAGTCTCCTTTGCGCGATCATTCGCCGCGTTGATTAAGTATACCACAACTCCCCGCGTTTGTCAAGCTGTTGCGGAAAATAGCGCAAACAAAAGCCCCACCGTTAAGCGGGGCTTATTCGACGGTTGCTACTGTTGCTTTAACTGTGCTTGCCGTCCTTGCGTCCTTCATAGTAACCTTCAACGTAGTCGATGCTGTTGTTGTACACATCGCTGAGCAGGTTGGCTTCTGTGTTGTTCAGGGCGTCGTCTAATCCGTCCTGGTATCCTCTGTTTCTCGCGTTTGTTTTAATGTCGGTCATTTCGTTTCTCCTTGTTGCTAACTGATAAGATGATAACATGGATTTGTTAGAATGTCAAGGGGTTTGGAGAAAATGCCCCGCTTATTTTTCAGAGCCATCATTAGTATGTACTTGATCAGGGTGACGGTGGCACATACCAAGACTGCCCGCGTTGTCTGCCGCGTCCGCCGCATCCTTATAGCTCATGCCATCATTCACACGGGCCGCAATGTAATGTGCGCGAGTCATAATTTCAGCAGCGGTGGAAATGTTGCGCCCAGTATAACGGAGCGTTGTGTTCTGCTCTGGCTGAGCGGAGTTGGTACATAGGATATAATCAGTACGTACCGGCTTGTAATCCGTCCGGTATCCGCCTGACTGCTCACATGTCCACCGCGTCACTGTGACAGTATCAGCGGTTGCGCGATCAATGATCTGCGCTGCTGCTGGTATTTGAGGTTGTTTGCTATTGCGTTTCATTTCCGTCTCCCTGATTGCTAACTGATCTAAGTATAGCATGGTCAATACGGAATGTCAAGTGGTTATCTAAAATGACGGCGGCAGTTTGCCTGTGCCCAAAGAATCCTCATGACCTCCGCATGTTTCGCACGCGATCAGCCGCCAGTCGGGGGCAGCGCCAAGATCACCGTCACCGTCACAGTCGGGGCATTTGTAATTGCCATCCAGTATACCGGTGATTTTCAGGTCATCCAGGTCTTTCGCTATCGCCGCCAAGCCTAGCTCATCAATGCCATTCATGCGCGCAAAAACTTCAACGATCATCTTATCACGCTGACCAACTGCCGCGCGGAGCGCCCTCGCTAGCCGTGATACAATGCCCTCCTCAGATATGATAACGCCCGCGCCGCATTCGGTGTGATGTGCTTCCCATGTAACATCTTCAGGGCGCACACCGCGTTGACAGACTGGACAATACCAACCGCTTGCCGCCTCTGCCTGTTTTATGATCTCACGCAACATGTCGTCTAGCTTGTTCATCACTTTACCTCCAATAGTTTACGTATCCATGCTGGCAATACCTTATATACTTCGCGCCACATAATATCAAGCCTGATTGCTAAGTGCTGTGATGCTCTGCAATATGAGCCACGCGGCCCCCTGTTCCTAAAATAATGTAACGTCTCTTGTCTGGTAGTCATCACTCATACTCCAAAATTTCACTACGCAATCATTATACCACACCCTACCGCGTTTGTCAAGCTGTAAGTTATTCCGCGATTTTGCGTGATCCGCTTGACATTCGCGCAACGCTATGTTAAGCTATCCATCGTATGACAACGACAGCAACAACATTTCAACCTCCAGGTAGCGCGGGTGGCGGGATACGTCCCGATGCTAACCCATCCGCGTTGCCACTGGAGGATGTATGACATACGTACTCATAGCCATTATCATTCTACTGCTGGCATACGCAGCATGGCTGAATCACGCCGTGCGCGCACTTGAAGTCACACAAAAGCGCCTGCTCATCAGTGGACAGAATCTATCGCACTGTGTGGTAGCAAGTAACGCGGCTATCCAGGCCGTGCAGTCTGGCATGAACTCGCTGGGCGTGCATTGCGCCAAGGTTCGCGTCATGCTATACCCGCATATCGACCAGGAACAAAACGACGCGCTGACCGGTGAGCTGATCCTCATTACCGGCATGATGGACGCTGAGATACAGGGGATCGCAGACAAGCAGAGAGTATTATTGGAGGCTGAAAATGACAAATGATCAATTTGAAAAGGCGCGCACGATGGCACGCGAGGTACTGAACGGCAAGGTAGCCGAACTGAACGCACGCACTACCGCGATGCGCGATACCGTGACGATCGGCAACATTGAGGAACTGCGCCTCATGGCGGAAACGCTGCGCAAGGCATTCAGCTATCGTGACATTGACACCGGCGTATGGCAGGAAGCGGCGTATGACGTTGCGTTGCAGACAGCGGATAACATTACTCTGCTGTGTGATATGGTAGATAGCGTGGAGGATGAGGATGATGAGTAACTACATTGATATGGACATGCCAACCTGCAAGCCGAATGCGCTGATCGGGGTCGATGACGTACCAGTACAGATGCGTCGCATTAGCGATGGCTTCCTAGTCACAGTATGGCGGCTATCCAAACCTGGCACGTTGCGCTTTTTTGAAAGTGAGCATGGTGATCCGGTGCCTTATGATATTGAGTTGACCACCGGTACTGTCGTCATTGAATATCCGTCTGGATGGATGGGTCAGCGGTCAGACGGCAATACTGATGGCTTTGAGGTGTGCGATGAAACAGCTTAACTGGTATGATGAGGCTAACTCTGACGACAGCATGACGTTGGGCGGTGTGCGGATTACACCGGAGACGTGGGTTGGTGGAGTGGTTGAATTTGTGAGGTATGCAACAGTCACAGAGTGCGATATACCGAGCTATAAACCTGATCAACGTGACTTAACGCTTTCATCTCAGAACATGTATCAGGGATATCCTGATGACGTTGAACATAAAAGAGTTGAACCGATCTACCCGCCCTGCAATTTCGGCGGTCTGAGTGAGCTTAGGATATGGCGTCAAATTGCAGGCTTTCACATGAATGATCCGTGGCCGCACATTGAGCACCTCAAACCAACAAAAATGTATCACTGGTGCATTGAACTTGTCGGCGGTGTTTGCGTTGACCAAGACGGGAGGCCATACATCGACATTCCAGATGATGAGCTGTCCATTGATATTACGCCTGAACTAATCACCGCACTGCAGAACGCACAGGTACTAGCTGCACGCATTAAGGCGGGACGCGATGACTAACAACGGATGCACTATACTATGCTGCGCGTTTCTGCTGATGGCCACCGTTGCGGGTGCCTGTACCATGACCGTATGTAGCGCGTGTGCGAACTGGAGTGCCGACGATACACCGACATGGGAGCTTGCCGCCGATAATCGCGCTTGTAGCGATGAGCTTGTGGCTTCGATCAAAACCGTAGCGGATGGGCTGAGCATCGAACCTGGCTACCTGCTGGCAATCGGGCATGTCGAATCGCGCAATAATCACTATGATGCCGACGGCAATGTGCAACGCGGAGATAACGGACGCGCTATCGGGTGGGGTCAGGTGCATCGTTGCCCGTGGCAGAACTGGGCATCGGAGCAAATCGGATTGCCGGTGAATCTCGATGATTTACTTGACAATGTGACTGTGTGTGGTATGATCTTACTGCGCGGTGGATATGACATTGACGATGATACAACGTGGGAGCCTGCCGCCGCGTATTACAACACAGGGAAACATCTGAATAGTACGAGCTATTCCAGAGCAGTGATGAAACAGTTAGCAATGATAAAGGATGGTGAGTAATGGACAGGAAAGAGAAGCTAGAGATTGCGTTGGAAGTTGCCCCTGATCTGTTTGACCCAGTAATTAGGGTGGTGGTTGAGGGCAGAATCCAGGCCGAGCTTGACGCGCTGCCGAAGCGGTGGTATGGGGCCACCCGTGATGATTGCAGTATAGGCGTTGAACGTGTCGATGACCACGTTTGGATAGATGCCAGTGTCGCCATTGGCGACGACGGTATGAGCAACGTCAACACCATTGCATTTGACGACGCCACCGCCATCGACTTCGGCATGGCATGTATCAAGGCAGGCGACGGTGACGTGCTGAGCGTGAAGTGGATACTCACATGGCTCAATGCGCGCTCTGAGAAGTGGGCCGCATTGCACCTTGGGGATTGTAACCGTGGATATGAACTCAAGATGTTCGAGTGTGACGAACTTCGCCAGATGATTGAATCACGACCCAACTTGGAGGCTATGTAATGACAGGATTCCACAAGGCTACACGGCGACGTATGTTTATCAAACTTGCCATCACGGGGCCATCTGGCAGCGGCAAGACTTACAGCGCGCTACAACTCGCACGCGGACTTGGTAGCAAGGTTGCGATGATTGACACTGAGAATGGTAGCGGTGAAGCATACTCCGGTCTGTGTGATTATGACGCGCTGACCATTGAAGCACCGTTCACAGTACATAAGTATGTCCAGGCGATCAAAGCCGCTGAACAAGCAGGGTATGACGTACTGATTATCGACAGTCTGACACATTGCTGGGCGGGCGACGGCGGCTTACTCCAGCAGAAGGAAGCGTTAGACGCACGCGGCGGTAACAGCTATACGAACTGGGCTACAATCACGAAACAGCATGAGCAGTTTAAGGCGATCATCCTGCAAGCCAAGGTGCATGTCATTACTACAATGCGTAGTAAGCAGGAATACATCCTGCAGGAAAACAATCGCGGCAAGCAAGCGCCGATCAAAGTTGGCATGGCACCGGTACAGCGCGAGGGAATGGAATACGAGTTTACTACCGTATTCGATATTGCGATGAACCATGAGGCGGAAACCAGCAAAGATCGGACTGGGCTATTCGATGGTATCATTGGCAAGCTCACACCGGATCATGGCAAGCTGATCGCCGATTGGCTAGACGGTGGCGCTGAGATGTTGCCAGACGCGAAACCGGAAGCCGCAGACTGCCCGCCTATTCAGCCAGCACCTAAGCCCGCACAGAAGCCCGCCACTGCGCCGAAACCCAAGCCCGCCACACCTGCCAAGGCTGAGACGAAAGCCCCGACGTGGCGCGATGAGTGGCCACTGGGCAGGCATGAGGAATACCGCTGTATCTCGTTCACTGATAACGGCAATGATCGCTACTGGATTGAGCTGGATTATAACGGTGTTGTAGCAAGCGCCGCATACATCCCCAGCACTGATACCAGCAGAGACGCAGCGGCAGTCGCCAAAGAGCATTTACCGACGCATGTATCAGGTATTGTAGTGGCGAAAAAGGACGGCAAGGGGAATATCATTCCAGCAATTAGCAAAGTGAGTTTCAAAGGAGAGTAGTATGCAACGCCTAGACTACAAACCACTACTTGCAGAACTGACCGCCGCGCTTGGCGATGCTGACAAAGTAGACATCACGCTACATTACTTCGGGCGCAACGGACGTATCACAAATGCTCGCCTGACCATCGGAGTGACGCGGCATCTGAAGCGCACGGGTGGCTTGCCTAAAGACATTGCGAAAAAATACGCAGGTGACGCGACCAAAGTTGAGATTCGCGAAGATTAGCTTGCAATCTGCTGATAGCATGTTATAATGTAGTAGCTGATAATTGGAGTGTATGATGCAACTATCACTAGGTAACTACACACACGAGTCTGTAACGCAAAACGCAATCATCCGCATGTCGCCTGCAATGGAGGCGATCCGCGATAATCGCAAAGTGCAGATCATGGCGTTGCTGTCCGATGGTGATGTGATGAGTCCGAAGCGCGTTGCAAAACGGCTAGGCTTGACGTTGCATGTTGAGTACATCCGTGGTATAATGATCGAGCTATACGGCGAGGGTCGTGTAGTGTATGATCCGTTTGTAGGCTACCGCAGTACCGAAGCATATCAGGAGTGTGAATGATGCAAAATGATAAACCATCTTTCAGCATTACTGACGCTGATGGAGATTTCCCGACTATCCATATCACAGACGATGACGGTATGATGACCAGCGTTGGCATTTACGATATACCGCATCTGCTGGCACAACTGGGGAGTGAATGATGCTATCACTAAAGACATGCCAAGAACTAAAGGCTATTGGGTTGCGGCAAGGTGAAACAACGTGGTATTGGGGTGGCGATGATGCTGGTAGGTTTGTCATCTTCGATGATGGATGTACCCGCAGCACAGAGAATCGCCAAGCTAACGAACATCACGACTATGACTGCCCAAACTCAGACGAACTAATCATCTATCTTGCTGGAAAATACGGTTACACATGCTGGCAGGATGTTGTAACGGACATGGAATTACGTGTACCTAACGCGGAGAATGATCTATGCCAGGGGCTAGCTGAGCTTGCGATTATCAAAGCAAAGGAAACCGAATGATTGACCACAACAGAGCTAAAATCTGGCTAGACAGTATCGAAGATGTTGAAGCTACAGCACTAGCGCAGATTGATAACATTGTCAAACTACCTATGCTGTACCGTCACCTTGCCGTTATGCCTGATGTACACGCTGGCGACGGCGCTACCATCGGCTCGGTTATCCCGCTGATTGGCGCTGTAATGCCGTGCGCAGTGGGCGTGGATATCGGCTGCGGTATGTGTGCTTATCCGACTGGCATTATGCGCGGTGATTATGCAGATGCATATTGGGTTGACTGGCTGATGGCAGTTGGCGAACGTGTGCCGTCTGGCTTCAATAAGCATGATGAGATTAGCAAGGCACGCGCCGACGCTGTACAGGACATATGCGCTGAATCTGACGGGCAAGTGCGTGCGAATATCAAGCCTGGGCGTAGCTTCGCTAACGTGCTTGAAATGCAGATCAGGCAACTCGGCACGCTCGGCGGGGGCAACCACTTTATCGAGGCGCAATACGATCAGGACGGCCAAGTGTGGATTATGCTGCACAGCGGATCGCGCAAGACGGGATTCAATATCGCGCTATGGTACAGCGGCATTGCTAAACAGCTTAATACGCACTGGCATTCCAACGTACCGCCAGGGCTGCACTTTTTACCGCTCGGCACTGATGCGCATAAAGATTACATGCACGATATGAACTGGGCGTTGAACTACGCGCTTGCAAATCGTAAGCTGATGATGCGAGAGGCACTTGCCGCGCTGAACATCGAACTTGACGAATCACGCATGATCAACATTCACCACAACTACGCAGCTTGGGAGCATCATTTCGGGCAGAATGTTATCATCCATCGCAAGGGCGCTACCAGATTGCGCGAGAATGAGCTTGGTATTATTCCAGGCAGCATGGGCACGTCAAGTTACATCGTTCGCGGCAAAGGGAATGCGGACTCATATCACAGTTGCTCGCACGGGGCCGGTAGGGTACGCTCACGCACCGCAACTAAGCGCGCAGTATCAGTATCGGAGTTCGCTGATTCTATCGCGCACACGCTGACGCCTGCGCATGAGGCGTATCTGGATGAATGCCCCGCCGCGTATAAGGACGTTGACAAAGTGATCGAATTGCAGTATGATATACTGGACGTAGTTCACAAGCTGAAACCTATTATTACGCTGAAAGGAGAATGATCTAATGTGCTTATATGATGATACCATTGCAACCATGAATTATCACAAGCTATCACATGATGATGTGCGGTGGGTTGGGTCTGCTGATGGTCAATATGCCGTATCATTTGATCGCTTCCGCGAGTTAGCTGAAGGGCTGGAATATGACGATGGGTTTGGCTCTGCTGAAATTGCCACTGATTTAGTCATAGTCGGTAATACATGGTGGCTAGAGCGCGGCGAATATGATGGTTCAGAATGGTGGACTTACAAAACAATGCCGCGCAGGACTGGTATTAAAGACTTTACGCGACTCACATATGATGGCTGGATGTATGAGGGTTTACATGGAATACAGCAACAAATTAAGGACGGTGAATGATGGCTGGAGTAAATAAGGTTATTCTTATCGGGCACGTCGGCAGGGATGCTGAGGTGCGCTATACGCAAAGCGGTACAGCCGTGGCGAACTTCTCACTTGCCACTAGCGAGAGTTTCCCGACTGAAACTGGCACTGGGCGCGTTGACAAAACGGAGTGGCATAACATCGTAGTCTGGGCGAAGCAAGCGGAGATTGCTGGGCAGTACGTGCGCAAGGGGCGTCAGCTATACATCGAAGGTCGGTTGCAGACGCGCGATTGGGTAGACCCGCAGGGCGTTAAGCACTATAAAACGGAAGTGGTATGCAATCGCTTTCAGTTTCTCGGCAAAAAGGACGATGATGCGCAGACTGATAGCGCGCAGGATGATGATGATTTGGGCGACTTGGGGCCACCGTTGGAAATGGACGGCCTCACGCCTGGTAATTAGGAGCATAACATGGACATTCAACGACGTGTAATCACAATCAACCTCGCCACACGCGGACAGCTTGTAGACGGCGTGATCGAAGGCGTTGACACCGTGCCGGATAACCCCGAAGTACCGTTCTGGCAACCTGACTCCGCAGATGAGCTTGACAAGCTGATCGCTGCCATTGCCGCGCAACAGCAAGACCACGAGGCTGCAGCTAAGTACCACGCTGCGCAGGCGAAAGGCTACAAATCGCGTATACTTAAAATGCTGAATGTGTACGCGCCGCTCATCGCAGGCGAAGTGCCGGTGGACATTGGCAAGTCGCATCGCTTCTGGAAGGGCGAGCACTCGGAGCATATCGGACAGTACACGCATAATCCGAATCGTGAACCTGCGCTCAAGCTGGGCGCTGATGCAACGGCGGCAGTAAAGGAAAACGTCGCCATGACCTCAACTGTCGCCAGCCTGGACACTCCGCGAGCGCGTGATTACATGGCACGCAAGGGGCGTCCTGCGCTGGAGGCACTGGGCGTAACCGTCACTGACCAGCCTACGGTGACGTTCAAGTTGAAGGATAAGCAGCCTGCGGGCGAATCATAACGGCCATAATCCCCGTTTGTGTGGGGTTAGATTTTAAGGCAAAGGAACCCAATTTCAAGCCTTTCTGAAGTATAGGGCTGGTTGTGTTACCCCGCAGCCAGCCCGCCTTATTTTCAGAATCACCTTGACAAACGACGCAAACGGTGTTATGATCTAACTAGACATTGGAGGTGACATGATGAGCGATGAAACGAAACACACACCGGAGCCGTGGCAAACAGTCACCGGGGCCGCCAGAATATATGACGACAACGGCATGGCGATTGCTAATACTACCGAAGCCAACGCCGCCCGTATCGTGGAATGCGTCAACGCCCATGACACCCTGCGCGCAACCGTGGCGGAGCTGATGGAGGCGCTGAACCAACACACGGCGCACTCAGATTCCGCATGGGGTAAGGTTCGCCCGCTGCTCGCCAAGGCGCGGGAGGTGCTGGGTGGTGTGCATATCCGCCACGACCTTGACGTCGAACTGTTGGACGGCGCCATGGGCGTTTGCTCGCAGTGCGGTGCGATTGACATGAAGGATGCGATCACTGCAAGCGGGTGTGGCGGCTGCAAGGACACACACAATGCCTAACCTAGACGCCATCGCCGACGCCCGCAACCATGCTGCAGCCGATGAGCATTTCGCTGATGACGATCATAGCTGCTGTGCGAAGTGCCTTATGCCAGTCAGTGAGTATCGCGGTGTGTGGATAGATGGCGTGAAATATTGTAGCGATTGTGCATCTGTAATTGCAAAGGAGATGTGAGGATATGAGTGACCATTATATTGAAGTGGACGGCAAGCCGGTGCAAGTTGATGATGTACTGGAATGGGCGCGAGCGTTTGAAAAAGAAGATCGCCGCGTTGCTATGGACAGCATTGGAGAGGTGTGTATCAGCACTGTGTTTCTCGGTCTTGATCATCAGTTCGGCGACGGCCCACCGCTGATTTATGAAACGCTAGTGATGGGCGGCGAGATGGATCAAGACATGGACAGGTACTCGACACGCGGTGAGGCCGAGTCCGGTCATGCAGATATGGTAGCCCGTGTGCGCAAGGAACTTGATGTTACAGACACACAACCTACCCGCAAGGGAGACAGTGATGAGTAAGTGCATATCAGACGTCGAAGCTGCCGTACTGCAGGCGGTGATTGCACAGGAAAAAGCTACACGTGCATATGCGGACGCTGTAGACGCTTTCGTTGCGTCAGGCGGTGATATGGACGCCCTGGACGCTGAATACATTACGTTCGGTGAACTTGCGTGCGATGTAATTACACCTGATGGCTTGAAAGCACTGGAGGAATATACACGTGAGTAACATACTCGGCGTTGACCCTGGCAAGACGATAGCGGATAGCTATGGTGTGCATCTGTGCAATGGTGATATGGACAATACGGGCAACATTGATTTCGATAATCACGGCGAGTACGTTACGCTCATCGGCATTGAATATCACTATACATTCACGCCTGATATAGCTATCATCGAGTGGCCCTACACTATCCCGAAAATGGGCGGGCCTGACATTGACGCATGTATCCGCACTGCTGCCATCATTGCCGATAGACTCACACAGATGCACATTGCCGTGTATATCCCGCCTAGACGTGTGATCCTGCAACAGCTAGGCCGTAAACCATTCACCAAGGGCAATCAGGATAAGTGGCTGAACGATTGTCTCAAGCAGATGGGCCACAAAACAGGGCGCAACACACTGCTCAATTCCACACATGCACGTGCAGCTTTTAGTGCATGTCTATTCAACTATAAGCACCCAGACAATCAGCAGTACAAATACACATTGGAGGCCACCTAATGCTATCACTGGACGCATGCGAGCGCTTACGTTCATCTGGTATTGAACAATGGCTACAGTATGGCGACTTGCTGTATCGTGAAGACGGTAAGATATTTCGTAGCTATGAAGATTTTGGTGGCGATGGTGATGCGTATTGGGCGCACGCGACAGAATACAAGATATACAACTCAGACGAACTGATAGCGGCGATCCGTGAGCGGTTTGGCTGGGACAGCACTATCTACATGAGTCAAAATGATGATGGCGCTGTCGTGTACCAGGTTGATAATGATCACCCAGACCCAGGCTGGAGTTTAATGCGCAAACCTGAGTTAGCAGATGCACTAGCAGAGCTATACATCACCCTATCGGCGCAGGGCGACTAGCATTTTCCGCGAATCTATGATATGATGTAACGTGAGGTGATACCATGAGCGTGGACGCTGATTATGGATGGCTGCTATTCTGGCTGATCGTGCTGACGGCGTGCGTCTTTGGGTATATATTGTATGAGCGATGGAGGGAATGATGGATAAGCGTTACTATACGGGCGTAGTGAAAGCAATCGCGGCGCGGACTGATGACAAATTATGGGAGCATAGTGTCGAGATGTTGTTTCGTACCAACGTCACAGTGCAGGAAATCATTGACCGCATGACGGAGCTTAACCCTGCAGGCGAAGTAAAGATTAGGCTGCGATTGGATTACAGATCGTCAGAGGAGATACACAATGAAATGGAATGATGAACTACTCGGCAAGCGTATTACCCCGTCGCCAGGGTGGATTGTGACGGACGGGCGGCGGTATGGCGAGCTGTTTTATCCAGCCCTAATACCAGCACCGCACGTTGCGATTAACTGGGTAGACCACGACCCATATCAAAACTTCAATCCAGATGCACACAGCCCCATCTATCCGCCTAACGGGTGGAGTGATGCTGATGATGTGTGGAAAGCAATCACAGTGCCGAATCTGCGTCGCCATGATGCAAATACATATTACGTGTGGGATGAGGACGGCGGCGACTTTGGTGTAGAGGTACGCATAGAGGATGGCGTGCCTGAAGTGTACACTGGCACTGGGTCACATTACCCTAGCCTAGATCACATTCAGGACGTGCCAGGTTTAATCACCGCGCTACAAAATGCACACATGCTAGCAGAGCATATCGCGGAGGGGCGTGAATAGTGGAATTTGTTACTGCAAGTACAGCAGGTTGGGATGATCCGTGGGTATTGAGTCTTGACCTTGAACATCATCAGGTATGGCACTATCTGATTTATGGCCCTGACTTTGCTAACGGTCACAGTTTCGCTGAGCGTAACCCTGTCATGTGGCCTATCAGAATGAAGCTGCCAATGGTGCGCATAGATGAAATACTAGCTGACTTTGTAGCGGATGGCAAGGTGAAAATACAGGGTGAAATTGTCTGGGCAATACGCGGAATATATCATCAGCGACTCGGTATAAAGGGGAATAATCTGAAAAACGCGCTTGATAAAATTCGCATTCAGTATAGTAATAAGGCTCCGGACTTGGTAAATGACGTTCACGCGATGTATGATTCAGACGGGGTGGTAACGGGGTATAATGGGGGTGGTCTTAACAGAACAGAACAGATCATATCAAAACAAATCAAAACAGAACAGATCAATAGCGATTCTGACGAACCGCCGGTGGATGTTCAACTTCGAGAATTGGAATCAGGACTCAGCCCGAAACTGCTGGATAACTGGAAAGCATTTAAGGCGATGTGCGCAGAGAAACGCAAGAGCGGACGGGTAGCGGCATCGGTTCTGCTTGGACACTTGAAACCAATTCTCGCTAGCCAGCTATCCGAAGATGCTATTTGCTACGGATTCCAGCAGGCGTGCAAGTGTCCGGCTGATAATCACAATTACGTTCTGACCGCTGCTAGAAACCACGGCAATCAGCGCAAGCCTGACGACGAACCGCGCATTGAGCGCAGACCAGGATACGAACTTGCATCAGACGGGACGGTGATATTCGATGACTAGAGATCCAGAATTCAGCATAGATCGGACACCGCACCTACCAACAGTCAAGCCACGGGAGTTGATCCGATGACCACGCAACAGCAAATGAAAGCGATACAGCGGTGGTTGGTGTTTCGTCGCTCAGAGACAGATAAAGTGCGCGCCATGATCCCGAATGTTGCGCCATCACTACCGCTCCCACGCACATTGGCCGTGATTGAAGCGTTGATGGCAGCTTACACTGATGATCTTTCACTTGCCACTGAGGGGAGTTTTCTTTACAAAATTACTGCAGGGAAAATCAATTTGATCGCCAGAGAACTGGGGGTGGATAATGATGCCACGTGATCCCAAATTTAGCGTAGAGCGTACCCCACCGCAAAACATCGAGCTTGAAATGTGTGTGCTGGGCGGCATAATGTTAGAGCCAAAGAACGCATATCAGGTTGCGTCTGATATTCTCAGCAAAGAATCATTCTATCTGGACGGACACGGCGTTATCTTTGAAATGATGGGCGAACTACACGAGCGCGGCACACCGCCTGACAGCGATATGGTGCTAGATGAGTTGCGCTCCCGTGGTTTGCTGGAGCAGGTCGGCGGCGCGGCAGTCGTACTGGCAATGTTAAATAGCGTCCCGAGCGCAGCCAGCGTTGAGTATCATTCTAAAAAGCTAGCATCAAAAGCACACTTGCGCGCGCTGATTCGCGGATGTACTCAGATCATCGAAGAGTGCTATCGGCAGGAAATGTCCGATCTGCAGATCATGGAACAAGCTGAGCAGACGGTTATCAACCTATCACGGTCAATGTGTCCGTCCGGTACGGTGCATATCAAGCAAGCGGTTGATGAGTATTTCGCTGGGTTGAATGAGCGTCGGGACACTTGCCAAGAGTGTATATCTACCGGTAAGCCAGTGCCGATCAGCGCGGGATTGCCTGCTGGATACAAAGACTTAGATCAGATTTGCACTGGATTTAAGCCGACGGAAGTTACTATCATTGCCGCTCGCACTTCGATGGGCAAGACGGCGTTCGCTTTCAACATTGCGCGTAACGTCGCCGCGCTAGGCGTTCCCGTGCTGGCATTCAGCCTAGAGATGGGTGCTGATCAGTTGACAGAACGTCTGCTGAGTCTGGGTTCACATCATACCAATCGGCAAACGCAAAAAGCGGACGGCATATCAAACACACAAATGCAGACCGGCAATATCCCTGACGGCGACGGTTGGGAGGCGTTGAAGATTGCAGCGCAGGATACCCGAAAGTTACCGCTGTATCTGAGTGATGTAACGGTGAACATCGGATCGCTGAAATCCATCGCACGTCAGCATCATATCAAGCATCATATCGGGCTAGTGATTGTTGACTACCTGCAGCTTATCTCGCCGCCAAACATTCCGAACCGTGAGCAGCAAGTTAGCAGTATGAGCCGTGGGCTGAAAGAGCTTGCGCGTGACCTAAAGATACCGGTAGTCGTGCTCAGCCAGCTAAAGCGCGCAGAATCGGGGCAGCGTGATAGACGACCTGAACTGTCAGACCTGCGTGAGAGCGGCGCTATCGAGCATGACGCAAGCGTAGTGATGTTCCTACACCGTAAGAGCTACTATGATAAACAGGTTGCGCAGCAGTGCTCACAGTGCCACGGTTTCTATGTGGCGGGCAGGTGTGATCAATGCGGACATATGCAGATTGACAGCTTAGAGGTGATTGTCAGCAAAAACCGCAACGGCCCGACGGACACCGTGACGATGGCCTGGATACCCGCGCTGGGCATGTTCGCGCCAGCAGCCAGAAAATATGCCGAATAGCTTGACATTCCCGAAATACGCGGTATAATGTAGCAAAGGAGATTTGAATATGACAGGATTTAATTTACCATCAGGTTGTAGCGAGTCTGATATTCCAGGCAATACACTGGATGATGCGGCATGGGATGATCTGTTTGAGGATATGTCAAATGAAGCTACAGACAACAGCATGGACGTGCAAGAAGTTGCGTTGGCGTGGGGTATCGGTCTGTGTGCATTTCTGTCAGTCCGCGAGCATGACGCCGAAGTTGCCAAAATTGAGGCAGAAATTTGCGGTCAGGAGGCCGAATAACCATGCAACTTAAAACTACACACGCGACATTCACCGGCATTGATCCTGTGAGCATTCACAACATCGCTGAACGCCTGCGCGGTATCAGCTTCGGAATGAACTCTGAGGTACATGTTACTGGTGCTGACGTTGATAACAATACGCTGAGCGTTGAGATTATCACGCGCAAAGAACGTGAAGTGCCGATGTTCGATGAGGATAAGGGCGTGCTGATCCGCGAGATGCAATTCAAGTATAGCAGTCTATTTTTCACGCTGAACATGGATACCAACATTGCGCAGACATACGGCGGCGCGCGTGACTTCGCAGTGCTGGCTGACGTGTGTAAGGCTGCTGGCTGTGAGCTGATGATCGAACCACTGTGTATCGACCTCAAGGCGTGGTCTGATGCGTTGCTGGAAGCTCAGAATACCGCGCAGTTTGCAGGATGCGTTATCCAGAAGCATTACAGCGATAACCTCATTGGGCAGTTTAACGCGAAGTCGATTGATAACCGCCTACACGATGATATGCTGACAGGTCAAACGGTGAAGTCGATGAAATTCAGCTACTATCACTACGATGTTCGCGTGGCTGTCGAAGTGCGAAATGACGCGACGATTACGGTGAGTTGTAGTGATGATGAATCGCTCGATCAAATGCACCGTGAGCATGTTGCGCTGATGCTGAGTAATGTTATCAAGGCAGGTGAGTGATGTGAAGATTGAAAAGCTAGTTGTGATGGATGCAGATGAGGAAGCGTTCTACTTTGCTGGAGTCGATCATGTAGTTAGTATCACTGAGCACGCTGCCCGTGGTGATGGTGATAGGTGGTTCTATGACGTGCATCTGACGGACGGACGAATGATCCGCGAGTTTAGGCCCGTTAGTGTGGAATACGCACCGGATAAGGAGTGACTATGTACGGAATCTTAGTAAACGACATTGACAATGCGCTGGCATATCTGCTGGTGGGCTTTTATCTGGACGGTGAACATAGCTTATCTGATAACACCGATCAGCTTAGTTTGGACTTTGAATCCGAGTGTGGTTCAGACGTTACGAGCGGCGCATGGGCAATCTTCACGGACATTATGGAGGGGCTGGGATATAAGTTCTACTGCCCGTGGGATGAACATGATGGACAGTACATCATCCTGCCTGACCAGGACTATGACGCTGAGTGCAAGCGGATTGACACTGAGGTTAGGGCATGGGCTGATGGGTTAGGTGATGAGCCTGCTGATTGGGTATGGATTGGCAAGGGCAAGATTGAGGGTTGCGAGAATCGATGGCTATATGCGCTAAAGCATGGTGGTCAGTATTACGCCGCCCAGCCAAACCAAAATCAGTGGCAGCTATTTACGGTTGACGACACTGGCGGTTCCGATGATCCGATTCCGTGGGATGATCTGCCAGAAGCCATCGCGTGCTTTGAGGCGAACACAAGCGAGGAATCAGCATGACAAACACACGTGCAGATGAACTACGGACGATGATTGATGCCTTGCATGAATATGCTATCGCGCACGGCGGGTACAGCGTAGTGTGTATATCTGCCAAGATTGCAGAACCACTACAGGCCGAGTTGGACAGCTTGGAGTATGCATCTGTCGAGCCCACGCCCGCACCAGCCATCACGACAGCAGAGCGTGACTTCGTGCATCGTGACATTGAAGCGATCCGCACTGCGATTGACGGCGGATGCGAGCTGAAGATCAAAGCTGCGAATAGCACGTATTATTGCAACCGTATCGGTATTAAGTGCTTGTGGAAAAAGTACAAAAGCATGTCCACGAGCAATCCCGAGTTGGCCACGCAGATTGCCGCTGAGATTCACGCCATTGCCAGCAGGCCAAAGGTGCAGGTGCATGTACTGCGCAAGCGAGTAGCTGAGCTACAGGCCGAACGTAATATCTGCAGTGTAGATCATATGAAAGCGGAAGAGGTAGATGCCGTCATAGACGGATGTATTGAATTGCATGAACTGCTGACTAATCCGTTACTATACGGCGTCAACCTCACCGCAAATTCACACATACCCGACGGTGAAGCTGTAGTTACTGACGGCAAGCGCAAGGTGACGATTACAGATGCACCCGAGCCGGAGCCTAAGAGATGGCCGTGTGGATTGCATGACTGGAAGCAAGTCGGCGTTGAGCCCAGTGCTTACAGCGATTGTGAAAATGTGCAATCAGTCGTGTACCTGTTTTGGAAAGTGAAGGGCCGTGATCGTGACGGTGTACACCTGACGCGCGAACGCACTGCCGAGATTGGCTATCACCTGCTGGACGTTGCTGGTGTACAGTGGACTTACGGCATTGATTACGCTGACGGACTGCGCACTGTCACGATCGGAATGAAAATGCCTAACGGAACTACTCAGATTGTGCATACTGATCAGTGCCCCGTTGAACGTGGACATTTGCAGGATGGCTACTGCCCGCGTTGTGACGGCGAGGGCAAGGTTGACGCATGCTTACGTGCGAATGAGGCTATGGCGACAGATGCACCCGAACCATCCACACCCGCTGACCTGACCACCATCGCCCAGCCAGCATCTAAGCGCTTTCAGGATTACATGCGCACGGGTGTAGACAAACCATCTACACGTGTAGATGAAAGCTCTACAGCCAAGCCTAAGTGCAAGACGTGCGGTGACAATAAGACGATCTATCGAATGGTAGGTGAGCACTGGAAAGACGTGCCATGCCCTGACTGCCAGGACAAGCCTGACAACGAAGCTAGTTTTGGATTGCTACATGTTGATCGTGACGGTGACAATCTCGTTTTTCGTTCACACGATAATGATGAGAATGTCGGCACGCCATGTCCGCACGGCGCTGTGCATGTCAACATTGCCGAAGACCTAGCGCGTCACATCTGCACTATCGCAAAGGTGAACCTGCACCAGCCGACGATTGACCTCATTGTACAGCGTCTACACTCTGCACCCGAGCGTCTCAGCCGAAATATGTCATGTACTGCGTTTGCCATTCTATGCCAAGAACTTCGCGGCGTGGCGGATGATATCGCCGAACTGGAGGGCAAGTGATGGCTGACGTGCATATCGGGGCTGCTGGAGGCGGAATGACTAGCGCTGAGATTCACGCTGAGATTGAAAAGCTGGTGCGTGAACTGTGCACTCTGGCATTTGAGTACGGCTCTGCAAGCATGGCGCTCAAATATCGCATAGAGGCACTGAATAA